ATCGGTTTCAAGGTGGGAAGTCTGGATGGCCTTGGCTGTCTTGTAATCTACCAGCCAGATTCTCCCCTCGTCGTCTAGAACAACCCGATCGATTGTCCCTGTGTATACAGCTCGGTCATAACCCAGGCTATTAAGGAACTGAGGGTCCAGATTGATAGGGACCTGAAAATTGACCTCAACCTGCGGAACCCCGCCAACTTCCAGAGTGACAAGTGGATCTCGGTATCCGAGCCACTCGGCATAATAGTCGAACATTCCAATTCCAAGCTCGAGATGCTCCTCCCAGTCAGAGGGCATTTCGAATCCTGGCGTTCGACGACATGCGCTAACGTATGCCCTGAAGGCATCGGTAGGAGTTTCGAACATCCGAAGACCATGGTAGTCCTCCATTGCAAAGTGGAAGCCTGTTCCAAACCACAGAGGAGCCTTAGCCTTACGGCCTGTCAGATTCTCTCGGTGAATGTAGGACCAGTTGAACTTGCGTCGGCATCTCCTGAAGGTGATCCGGTCGGACGTTCTGATGAACGCGACCCGGGCCACTCTTTGCACGGGAAATACTTCGTCGATGTCCAACGGGGACTCCTCCTCACCAAACTGGAATTAGGTCACTTTAAGCGGTATGCGGGGACCATCTTGTTTCTATACCGCTATTATACAACATTTTAAGGAGGCTAATCAAGAGGAATCTGATGGTCGCCCGCAAGAAAAATTTATGCAGGGTCCAGATAAAATCTGCGTGAGCTCAACCCCTTCGAGGAGGCAGATCCCAAAGGCCAAACATAACACGTTCTAGATCTTCTGGGCTCAGACGTCCTGCATTGCCGCCCATAATCTTATGTCGGAATTCTCTAGCAGCATCCATGGCAGCCCGAGCCTGCTCCGAGTCCCCAGCCGGTGTTTCTGTCTGAGCTTTTGCCTTTGCCTTTGTCTTTGGCTTTGGGCCCGGCTTTGTATGGAGGGTCTCTCTTGGCCAGGGAAGAAGCAGGAGGATTCGGATACCGCTCAGCTTGAACTTCCGGTCCCTAATTGCCTGCATCAGCTCTCCAGCAGGTACTGACCATAGTCCCGAGGTGGTGAGATCCCCGATCAGCTCAGCGGCAGACTCCTCGGTGATGTACATGTTCTCGGGGTACTCACCTGTACGCTCCTGGATGTTGTGACTAACAGTAGCTAGTTCGGCGAACTTCACTGGCTGCTCTTCCTTGTCCACTGGTCGCATACGAAGTTGTCGGCAGGCATGTAGATGGTAATGTTGTTGATGACTATCGGCATCAACATGGTCTCATTGTGCCCCTTTGTGCACTTGAAATCCCCTGACTCGGCAAAAAGCTCAATGCCCAGCATGACTGTCAGGATTATTATTAGCACTGTTATAACGTAGCCCATCACGGTCTGCCTATGTTGGCCTTGAGCATTTGACGTACCCTTTCCATGTTCCCGAGCACCTGCATAACGTTGTTGACCTTGGTATCCAAAGCCCCCAGCATTAGCTCCCTATCGATTCCTCCGGAGTGGGAGATGTAGTACAGCGTGACAGGATCAACTATCTCGCCACGGTGAAGTCGATCCTCAGCCTGCAAGTTGTCCCAGGCGTCCCATTCATAACCAAGGAATACTCCCCAGGTGGCTGGGATGAGATCAAATGACTCAGCGTAACGGATACTACATATGCATATCCCTCGGCGCGCTCTGAAGACATCAATACGTCGCACAAGTTCCTCGACGGACAGTCCGCCAGAGAGCTGAATGATACTTCCTGGATCATGCCCTTCAGCAACAAGGCGCTTCTGTACGTGAGGCAGGGCGGCAGCGAAGGGGCTGAAAATACACATGTGCTTATCGTCCGCCTCATCAAGCATCTCCACTACTCGGTCTATTCCTGCGCCATCCTCCGCATTGGGATCAAGCAGCTTGGGGGTGACGAGAACCTGGCGTAGACGTAGGATCTTAGCCAGGAGATTGGGTGCTGTAATGTATCCACCGGCAGCCAGTTCTGCTACGGCATCTTCAGATATATTCCGGTAGAGCTCCTGCTGTCCGGGAGTCATGACGAGCACGTTAGAGTCCAGATCCCGAGTCTTAGGAGGCATGTCGGGCCTAACCAGCTTCTTGGTTCTGCGGATCATAATCTTAGCCAGCTCTCGCTGTAGGCCTTCCTCATTCTTCGGTCCTAAGATCTCCCACCCAAACGGGCCTTCCTTGTCAATCTCGCAGTACTTATCAATGAACTGGTAGAAGGACTTATACTGCCAAGGCCGCACTACGTGCAGGAGGCCCCACAGATTCTGGTTACCTCTGCGTGAGGCACTGCCCGATAATAGCATGCCCTTAGTACTGTTACCGAAGAGGCTCTTGATCAGCCTCCAGTTGCCGACCTTACGGTTCGAGTCCTTGTGAGCCTCGTCGACTATGACAAACTTGAATTGTTCAGGCTTAACTACTCCGCTCTTGATGTCCCGCTTCAGGGCCTCTCGGGTTGTAGTAGTGAGCCCTTTACCGTACTTACTCCACTGGTGAGCTCTCTCAGCAGGGGTACCTCTGATACGATTAGGGGCAGGGCATCCCCAGTCCTTAGCCTGGGCTGCCCAAGTCACCTGGGCATTGACGCCTGCTAGGATCAGGCAAGGCATCGGGTAGCCTAGAGCCCTCCAGGCTAGGTAAGCCTCGCACGTCTTACCCAGACCCATCTCATCTGCATTGATTGCCCTGCTCTGGGCTTCCTTGATGAACCAGTCTACAAACTCCTGCTGATAGGGACGAGGCGTCTTTGTCAGGGGTAGCTCTTGCATGTGACTGGTTCCGTATTGTCAGGTAAAGTCGAAGTCAGCCTCGTTGGGATCCATACCTGAAGCCTCTAGCCACTCCCTAATCTCAGGAGCAACCAGGGTCCAGCCGGGGAATCTTTCCTTCAGACGTAGCCATCGACGCCAGTGGCTCTCCACGTCAGAGCACCGTAGGAGGGTGAATGTCTTGTTCTTGACGTCCGTCAGGAAGTCCTCCCGGATGTTCAAGCACTCCCCATCCCAAGCAAGCCGGCAGATGCCGAAGTCGCATCTGGAGGCAATGTACTCTGAGCTCACGGGAGCGTCAAGAGCAATGATCTGGACGTCCTCGCGTTCTATCCTCAGCCCGAAGACCTGCACCACATCACTGAAGTTCATCGCGTAGACCTTCAGCTCGGAGAGGGCCCGACTGTCGTAGGGCAGATCGCCCATCCTGGAGTAGAGTAGGGCCGCGGTCTGAGACAGGTCCTCAGAGGTCCTCCAAGGTACGAACACGTCAATGTCCTTGTGCTCCTTCTCCAGGATGAGGTCTCGTAGACAGCCTCCCCCTATGACGGCCTCAGGAAACACTATTCTCACCTCAGAGAGGATCCGCTGCCACTTTTCGGGTATGGCGGGGATATCAATCGAGAAGGGCTGGTCGGTCATAAGAGTTCCTTCAGGTTCAGGTTCAGGTTCAGGCTAGTTACTTCCGGGGCTTTATTGTTATGTTGCCGACAGTACCATCGAGGAGGGCGCAGAGTTCGGGGAAGTCATGCTTTGCATAGATGGATTGCCGGGCGATCTGCATGAGGCGGATGAGAGCAGAAATATTCTTCTCCTCCAGAGCCTTCTCCCACAGGCCGCTAGAGGCAATGCTGGGAGCGAACTTCCGGATTGCGGCTGTGATGTCGACCTTATGCTTCTCCAGGTAGTCAAGCCAGGGCTTATCTGCTACAGGCACCATCTGAATCACAGGGGAGACATAACCATCAGGACGAGGGATGCTCTGGAAAGTCTCCTTGAGGGTGGTAATCAGTCGGCCGTTGAGGGTCGTACCGGGGATATTCAGAGGCAAGCCTTCGGTCCACATATCTACTCCCTCTCGATCGATGAACGTCACCTTGGCTTTCAAGGTATCGTAGCTCATCTGAACGTCGAGGGTTTCATCGAGCCTGTCAGGCCCTGCCACAAGGCCATTACCCGCTAAGGGCTGATCGGTACGATCTGAGATCCAGAAGAAGTGCTCCTGAGGCTTCAGCAGTCCCTTGTCGTCGACGTAGAGAAGGTCTCCGTTACGGAACCTGAAGCCCAAGCAGATCCCATCGCCGCCAATGAGCCTGGAGACATCACCCAACTCGTACTCCACCTCGGTAATCTTCCGTGCAGCAGAGTCAATGAGGAACGCCTTCATGTTTTGTGTCCTTCCGATTGCCTGTGATTGGGATCTGCTTGAGTCCTGTTCAACCTCTCCTTACGAAAGGTGCCTTTAAACCCTACAGCAGGGTGCGTCGATACCTCCTCGGCAATACGCCTAGCGAGCTCTGGGTATGACTCCGAGCTCCAGCTAGTGCTACCGTAAAGTACTGCCAAGATCTTATCCTTTAGTCTCATTCCTATCCTACCTACTGAGCCAGGAGATAGCTGCCGCCTGCGCACGGATGTAGTGCTCGAGTGCATCCTTGCGATCGTGATGCGAGCCTCCCTCTTCGTAGCAGTCCATCAGGTGGAGGCAAACGTCTGCGAGTCGCTCGACTACCTGAGGAGGGAAGTTGGCATAGCTAGGCTGATAGACCCCATCCTTGTAGTTGTACCTATCTTTGACAGGGATGTTTGCCATATTGACACCGTTGCCTAACATGGCCCAAGCAGCAGGGAACCTCGCCTTGAATGGGGTTGTGTAGGATCTGCCCCGCCGACGCGGTTCGTTGTCGTTCATTTGCAGACTAACTCCCCATAGCTTGGTAGTTCCTTGAGCCGTAGGCAGGTATACTTCTCAGTGGCTCTGGCACTGTTCTTGATGCTCGCCACGTCAAACTGGACGAGCAATAGGAATATCCAGATCATCCAGAGGATGAATAGTCGGGTAGAGTCCTTCATGCAGGGGATCCCATATCGATGGGATCTCGGAAGCCGAGGAATACAGGGTGCCTCGGGACATCCTTCATTCCCACAGGGAGGTACTTGTACTTGACAATCTTCCCTAGGTAGGCTTCTTTTCGGGCCCAGATTGTCCTTCTTGTCGTATGGTCAAACCCGCTTCCAATTCCAAACTCCCATCTGGGCCCAGCTGTATCTCGAACCAGAATTGTTCCAAGCATCCCTGATGCTCTCTGACCACTCTTGTGACTGCTTCGAGTAGTGAAGCCTCGAGAGTCGGTTGTTGCAGGGTTGCCATTATGCATCATCTCCTCAAACCCAATGATCTCAGCCTCACGGTCTACGAACCGCTTGAGCTTCCCCATGTAGCCTTCACGAGGAGTAGCACGTCCTTGCTTGTAGGGAGCTCCTGGCTTACGGACTATCACCCCCTCGTAGCCCAGTTCCACAGCCTTCTCCTCGAAGGCCTCCAGCTCCGCAATGCTGCCCACTACAACCTGTTCAACAAGATTGACCTGGAAGCACACTCCCAGATCCTTCTCCAGAGTAGCAACGGATCCCATCACGTTCTGCAGGAATAGGAATCGCTTAAAGTAGGGATCATTATGCTGGGCAGCAACGTCAAACACGTGGAAGACCACATTGGGCGTCCCTGCGTGGGACATCACTCCAGAGGAGGTTCGAGCAAACACTCCCTCTCCAGAAGGATCTCCCACGATCAGCTCTCCGTCGAAGCCTTCAGCCCACTCCCGACTGAACTTCTGCTGCACAAATTGATTGGGTATGGGCTTTAGAGTCCGGGACACCAACTTGCCCTCACGGACGATGCAGCGAATGCCATCCAACTTGTAGCTTACCCAGAGAGGGCCTTCGTTCAGGAGCTTCTCGTAGTAGGGCAGCTGAGCGTCGAATGCCAGCATTGGGCGGAATGGTACAGTCATAGAGGTTCCCCACCAGGCTTGAGTATGACGGTTACGTCTATTGCTTTGTCTCTCAGAGCATACCACGTACCAGCCTTCATCATTCGGGCACGCAACTGCTGGTATGAGATCTTCAACTCGTCCGCTAAGGTAGCGGCAGCAATTCTTTGGCCGGTCTTCGGATGCAGGACGAAATGGGTACTCCGCTTGTTGACTCCCTGCTCCTTAGGCGTAGCCCACTTACAGTTCGTAGGCTCGTAGTGCCCGTTTGCATCACTGCGATCGAGGGTGTGTCGCCAGCTGGGTTTGACTCCAACGTCAGCCACAAAGCAGGCAAAGGCTATCGCCCTCTCAAAACGTATGACCTCGGGAACCTCTGTCTCGCCTATCTCCGTATCCCCAACGCCGTTCGAAGCGAGCTTGGGTCTCCAGCGGACACAGACTTCGATCCCTCTGCCGCCATATTCCTGGTAGCTAACATGCTTGGGGTTGTAACACCTCTGCAGCATGTTATTCCAAGACTGGTAGGTTCGGGCTCTCAGGTCGGCCTTGGACCCTTTACGGGCTTTCCCGGGCTTCCTTCCGTGCCTCTTTGTTCTTGTCTTTGGGGTTGCTACCATAGAGCTTCACGTATTCCTTCTGGTAAGCACGTTGATAGGCTATGTAATCCGGATCCGTTCTTCGGGCTTTCCCGTAGGCTCGGATCTTCTCCTTGTTCTTCTTCCGGTAGGCTTTGGCTGCCTTTGCTAGGCATGCGGGACATCTCGCTCCGTTCCTAGATCCTCGGCGGCTCAGAGCTACTCTGCATTCCGAGCACTCCGTAGCAGGTTTCCTGCCTCCTCCAGGCTTTCTAGGCTTGAAGGGTTTTACTCCTCCCACGGGAAGACTATCCACTGTCCCTGCGGCCGGTAAGCTCCCGCTATGTGGGGAGTACCTGCAAGTCTTGGGGGAGTCTTTACGACCAAACATGCCCTCATGGCTATGGGCCAAGTCTCGCGGATGAATGCCTGCGTAGCACCGGAATCGCAGATGTCGTCCACCACCAAGAATAGGTGACCCTTGTAGGGGATATCAGGGACAAACAGGGGATACAGTGGCTGGGCTTTAGGTACCTTGTCGAGGATGATCTTGCTGACGATATCCTCGTACGATTGGATTGCCAATACATGGACGTCTCTGATCCCGAGTTTGTTGGCAATGATCGCAGCAGGTACAAGCCCTCCACGAGACACTGCAATAATACCTATAGGCTTGAACGGGATCCTCGACATCTTGACGCAGATGATCTCGCACAGGGATGAGATGTAACCCCAGGTGAGATATTCGCGCGGGCTACTCTCGGGGGGTCTTGACTCCGACATACTTCAATTCCTCACGGCTAGTTACAAGCACTGCGTTTGACTTGTGCATCTGTACGGATACGTACGTCTTTGGCCCGTCAGCACAAGCTAAGCACCAGTGATAGCCTAGGTACCATCGTACAGGATTTACATCCCCTTCGCATCTATCACTCGTTCTTCTGGTGCACTCGGGCCAATCAGGATCTTCTACCAGGGCTGGTCCTCCGCCATCTCCCCGATGATCAGGCCGTACTTTCCTTGAGGCTCCTTGGAGGCAGCATCCACAGTATAGGTAGCCCAGAAGTAGGCCTTGAGTCGATCCCTCATCAGATATCTCCCCTGGCGCATGGAGAGCTCCAGCATGAAGCTGCTGTCCTCGTTGTACAGCAGTGCCGTATTTCCCACAATGGGCATCTGGATCTTGACGATGATCTTGTGGCCCAGCTTAGGCCAGTATTGCAGTGCCTTATCCCACTCGTATCTCGGCAAGTTCTCCCATAGGAATAGGAGGTAATCACCGTCGAGAAGGGGTCTCTCTTCTATCTTACCAGGATGCTCACTCACACTCATGCCTATCTCTCCTTCGCCCGCTTGAGCTCCTCATCGATAGATGCATCATGCTCCTCCAGCTGTTCCTGAAGGCGCATTGCTTCGTCGAGGTGAAAGTCCTCGATGTGGTTCTCTAGCTGGCCGAACCCGCTTACGGTTCGGCCGCTAGCAAGCCTTCGGTACTTGCCGACCTTGAAGTCACAGTACCTGCATCGGAGATAATCATTGGACGTAGAGCTGCTTGACTCAGCGCTCTTGCTCTTGCTCATGTGAGTACACGCCTCCTGCTCTTGCTACGGCGCTGGTATTAATCTATGCTATTATACAACAATCCTTAATTGACCTCAAGGGTCAAAATTGAGGGCGACCGCAAGAAAAATTTACGCCCTGTTATATGGCAGCCCTCGAGCGCTCATGTTCTCGATGATGAACGTACACCGAGAGCCAATGTTCATGATCGGCACCTCAATAGTGGGTACCTGGAACATCTCGATAATCCCCCTCAGGGTGCGATCGAATAGCATTCGGGATCCAAAGGAGCTGGTGCGCATCCCGTCCGTCTGACCGGGGAAAGTCGTCAGGGGGAAGTAGAAGACGAGTCGGTACTGCGATATGGCGGCATCCACAAAGTCCATCAGGTCTGCCAAGTCTCGAGCTGTTAGGACTTCGTGGCAGTACTGGAGAGCGTAGGCAAACTGATCCATCTGTGTGCGGTCGGCGATCCTCTTTTGCCCGGAGAGCTTGAGTGACTCGTTCAGGTGAGACATCTGGATGTCTCGCTGTAGCTCCCAACGTTCCTGAGGGGTCATATTGAGCTGGGCCTCCTCAGACTCGACTCCCCTCCGGGCAAAGACTGCTCGCGAGACGCTCGGGAGGAATTCGTAGTCCGCCAGCTTCTCGCAAAGGCTGAGAGCTGTAGATGTCTTGCCGACCCCTCCGGCTCCGCAGAATCCGATGAACGTTCCGTGCAGTTTGCGCATGACGTTATCCTACATGTTGGCCAGCAGTCTTCGAGCGCACACCTCTCAGGATCTGCTGGCTGGTTAGGGCCTTCGGCGGGAAAAGGATGTAATAGCAACCATGCCTGATAGCATCACGGGCATGTCTATGCCCTGTCTTGTAGAACCCCCAGGCTCGGAGCTTGTCATCGGTGACAAACTGCTTGGGAGTCTGAGCGGGCTGCTTGTGAAAGGGAATCTTGCCTTGGAGGCAGAGAGTCTCGATCATCCCGATTAGTCGTGGGGTTGAGAGACTCGATCCGATATGCTGTTCGGCTCTATTGCCGTATACTCGATAGTCCTCTAGGACTACCTCGTTAGGCTGGAACTTGGCGAAGAGCTCAGACAGCTCCTTCAGGGCTGTATCAACGCTGGAGGTGTTTGGTTGGCCGCTTGCAAACAGCTTCGGTCCGTGAAAGATCGCTACCCCTGTGGTCTCTCCAGGGTCAAAGCAAAGCAAGCAGTTAGGAGCAGCCCTGATGCTAAGGCGGTCCACTCTCGTCTTGTAGAGGGCATCAAAGGCAGGTATCACAGGTGATCTGCCGTTCGAAGGTCTGGTTGGGAGAATCCCGAGCCGCCGTTAAGCAGCTCGGGAACTCAAGTCGAGGATTAGCCGAAGCGGCAATTACGCCGCAGCAGCCTCGCCTTCGCCTGCACCAGCGCCTGTCGGTGCCCCTGCCGCAGCGGCTTCTGCCTGCTCGGCTGCCGCCGGAGCATCCGGGCCACCTGGCTTGCCCTTGGTCGCAGAGAACACGATCTGGTAGGGAACCACCGGCGAGCCATCGATGCGCCGCTCGTTGATCTCCTTGGTGATCTGCGCCCGGCTGGCCTTCTCCGCCCAACGCTTGCGGATGAAGTCGATCCGCGGCGTGCCATCCTTCAGCAGGACCTTGCTGCCGTCCTTGCCGCTGGCCGAGGCTTCCGTGGCTGCCGTGGCTGCCTGCTCGGTGACCGCGCCTTCCTCCGTGACCGCGCCCGTCTGCGCCTGGGCACCCGTGTCTTCCTGCTGCATTTCGGATCCGGTCTGATGTTCGGTCACGGCGCCACTCTCCTGGTTCTTGTGCTTACTCATGGCGTGTTTCGACTCCTGTGTGTTTCGTAAGGCCGCGGAGGGTCTGCGGCCGCAGGCGTAGCTACCCTCTCTTATTCAACACCCCTATTATAGCGTAATCCCATAGGGGTAATCAAGTGGTTTCTTGAGGGCGACCATCATTCTCTTTTTTGAGATTAGGGTCGATCCTCTTGCCGTAGGTGAAGCCTGCAGCCTTCAAAGTCTGCGCCTCCCGAGTAACTGGGTTGAAGATCGTGTACTTTTGTACCCCGCTCGGGCCGGTAATCAGCCACATGGAGAGCCTAGTGGCATCGGAGTGCCTCTGCGCAAGGACTTCGATGTCCTCTTCCTCTTCCTCTGCCTGGTCAGGCCGGTTTGTCATCGATCTTAACTCCGTAACGCTCCTTAGTCTTGTCACTGATTACCAGCCGGTACTTCATGGCATTACCTGCTATGCCTGCTGGAATGATTCCCAGACTCTGCATGAGTTGGTGGTTATGGTTTGCCATATACCTCCCGAGCTTGCGCACATTGCTCATGATAGGGTTCTCGCAGAAGTCCGTCTGGCCTAATCCCCACTCGTAGACGTCTCTTGCCATGAACCTGATGCCTGGATTGCTCTCGAGCATCTCCGTGACAAAGCAGGTAATAGCCTCAAACGTCCAGTCAGCCTCTGTGAGGGTCCGATCCTGAGTCTTCTGGATTACCTCTCCAGCCCATTCAGCCTTAATGCCTAGGATGCGGCCTGCGATCTCTAGGCATTGCTCAAAGTGCGACAGGCGATGGGAGGACTTGTATTCGGGATTCCATCCTCCCGGCCCCTCGTGTGCTGCGATCCTGAGGAACCTGTGGAGGAAGACCAGGTGATGAGCTACCCACGCCTCACGGCCACCCTTCTCCTCGATCTTCTTGAGCACCCAGTCTCCGTCCGGAGCTTGCCCAAGCTTGATGAAGTGGAAGATGGCGGCTCTCTGGAAGAGGTCGGCATTCTGGAACGGTTGGTTGATAGCAGTAAAGGCAAACGAGACGTCAACAGGGATCCGTACGAGCTCGTTGGTGGTGAAGTACTTACGCAGCTCGACGTGAGGAACAGGCTCTGTGATGAGCCGGCAGACCTCGTCACTGATCTGCTGCTTAAGGTCCCTCTTGGTGAAGTGGACGTTGTCGAAGACGAGGAGCCCGCCACTGTTTGTGACGGAGGCGTTCCAGTCCTTCAGGTCACTCGGGATGTTCCTCAGATGAGGCCGCCCTGTCATAACCTGTAGACGCATGTTGAAGATGGACGACTTGCCACTACCCGCTTCGCCGATCATGAGCTCGACTGGCATCTGAGCTCCCTTCCATCGGTTCAGGAACGGAGAGATGTAGAATAGGAGGGTTGCATAGTCTCGCATCCTCCTTCCCTCTTCCGTAACGGTAGTTATACCGCCCTCTACGTCAGGGAAGGTCTTCCCCAGATTCGTGTCCTCAAGGACCTCTCTCCACCAGGGAGTTAAGGTAGGAGCCTCTGTACGATACTGGTCAAACAGGTCGAACATATAGTCAACGTCGAGGGGTTCGACATGATCCTGCTCAAATAGGATGCTCTTCGTCCCGTTGGTACACAGCTCCACTGGTTTCTTTGGATCGGGAGAGATTGCAAGGAACTGCGAGTCACTTATCTGCAGAGCTAAGCCAAACGGGTTTGTCGGATCCTCCTTCTCCGTGATCAACGTTCGGATACGTCTGGGAGTTACCTCCTTGATAGGCTCCTCACCCGTGAACTGGCTAGCAAGGAATAGCAGGACCTTATTGTCCACCGCAGTCAAGCCGAACTTCTGGTACAGTAACGTACCAAAGGGAGTCTCATGCATTACCTCGCCGCCACGATTGACGATCTGAGCAGGCATGAGCTTGTGACTTGATCGGTCAAAGTAGTAGGGCTTGCCGCTGTGCTTCTCTCGGAACCTGATACCTGCGGCATCCAGCTCGCTCAGTACCACACTGGAGATCTGCAATAGGCTTCTTCGGTCCTGAAGCCCATTCAAGTGTACGTTCAGGAAGCCTCGAGGATTCGGATGCATAGGGAATGCTTCGGGATCCCCGTGCGCCTTTATCAGCATGTCGATGAGCGGAGCAGCTCCTCGGGCCATCAGGAAGTCGTCGAGACCTGTCTTGGGATAGTTGCTCGGGTCTCCGTCAGGCTGATCTCGGAGGGTGTATATGTCAGGGAGGATTACTTGCTTGACCTGGCTAGTCTTGATGCCTAGGTACCTGAACTCATACGCAAGCATGGTTGCCGCTCGCTGTACCTCCGACTTCAGAGTTCCATTCCGGTCAGAGTCGTAGATGATGATCGGCGTGAGCCCGTGCTGTAGGACCTTGTCGATCAAGGATCCAAATCCCTGTGCAAGCATCTGCATCTCAGGAATGGTCACATCGGTCGAAGGCAGCTTTGCTCTGATGGACTTCTTGGTAGCTGTGAGCTCCGATTCCTTGGGTAGGATGATAGTCTTGGATCTCCAGCTGTCGACACCTCCCAAAGCTATGCAGGGTATACCCATCTTGACTGCACAGGCAGCCTTCTTCTCACCCTCGGTAATAACGATGAGCTTGGTTGATGGGTGCTTCTTGCACCACGTATGCAGCACATCTTCGAGGTCTGGTGGGAAGTAGATATGGTTGGGAGTTGATCTGGGCTGCTTGTACTTCGCTCCTACTTCCTCGTCCGGGTTCAATACCTTGACCCGATAGAAGGGAAGCATCAGCCCGTCCATCTCGAAGTACGGGATTACATACCCTCGAGTAGCTACGCCGCATCCAGTGGTAGCCCTCTCCTGAGGCCCTAACTGGCGGATCTTCATGTCGGAAGGTACTAGTCCGGACTTCTTCAGGTCGTTCAGGATCTCGTCCGGCACTAGTACCCTGTTTTGGGGAGTACCAGGTCCACTCACAGCATGACTCATGGTTCCGCTTCTCTCGAACGTCGACCGAGCTAGCCTAAGCCGCTGCTACGTTTGGCGCAGCCGCTCCAGAATCCACTTGCCTGTAGCTCTCCATCAGCTCCTCCAGCGGAACTGGCTCGGACAAGCTCAGGATCGTTACCGTACGATACTGTCCGATAGGGGTGGTTACTCCTCGTTCCTCTCGGGAGATCTTGCCCTCCGTTACCAGCCGCTCGAGAATAGGCCTCCACCTGCGTGGAGGGACGTGCGGGCCGATGCCTACTTGAAGCATCGTGGGAGTCAGGCGCGGGAAGAGTGTGAGCGTGAACACGATCTTCTCGCCCAAAGCGCTGTCGCTCTCGGCTTCCTCGTTGCCCTGAGCGCCAGTAACTGAAGTCGTACCCATTAGTCGTTCTCCTTAGTCCAAGGCTTACGGCGCTTTTGGATCGACAGGTACTGGTTTCGGCGAGAACAGCAACTTCTTCATTGTCAGTGTCGCCATAACCTTCGCAAGGGTGTCGGCGTCGAGTACCTCACGGCACTTCTCGGCAGAGATCCTCTCCTGTGTCTCCGTCGTCAGAGTTGCGACGTATTTTTCCCCCTCAGCCTTCGTGCCCTCCATTCGGGCTTTTAACGCGGTAGAATAGTAGGCTTCCAGCTCCTTCAGGCGATTGAACTCGTCCCGAATACTCTTGGTCTCGTCCACAAGGTACTGGACTGTCGCATTGCGTAGATCCGGCATCGCCTGCTTAGCCATTACTCATCCTCCCAATGCTCAATGTTACCATAATTATATCATATGTCTATTAGGCATATCAAGAGTCCAAATGTTATGCGACCATAATTATTTTCGGCATGTAATGAATACGCACTAGGAGCCAGGAGGTTCTGCTGCTGCCTCGAAGACGTGGAATACCAGAACGCCCTCCTCGAGCAGGAATGAGCCCATATAGGATCCTGGATTTTCCGGTATAGTATGGCCCGTACCGTAGATCCTGAATATCCGAGTGACTCTCTCGGATGTCGGGCTCACCAGAACCCACATGCAGGGCTGCCTTTTCATCTGGGTACCTACGTGTAGGACCACAGCATTAGCAGGCATGCTAATCTGCATCTCATCTACTGCCTCCAGCGGGTACTTCCAGACTGCCTTACTCACCATTATGCTACCCCCTTCTGTTCTGCTCTTCCCGGACTGTCTCGAGGACTATCTCCCGGATGGTATCCTCGATCGTCTGGCTGCTCGCTCTTGGATCGGGATCCTCTGGCTTGCTAACCAGCTTCTGACCTCCCAAGGTATCGAAGCACTGGTCGCACCAGAAGGTCTTTCTCTGGGGTACTCCTCTGGTCCAGTGCCCCTCTTTGCTGTGCCCATAGTTGCCTTCATAGACAAGCATGGTTATCGTGTAGAACTTCCGGGTGCTCTTGGATGCCTCCCGTTCGTAGCCACAACGGTCGCATTCAAACATTTGCTTGACGGGCATCTAGCCCTCCTCACTGATCGACAGGGCGCTCTCTGCTAGCCCCGGCATCGGGTAGAACCGATCGTCTAGGGAGTTGTAGTAGACAGGCTGTCCTCCTGCCAAGTTCTGTACCTGAATTCGGATCCAGCGAGCAATCCAGGGGCCATGCTTGCACTCCTGAACTGGCCTGTTTTTGCCTCCCCAGGTTGCTGGGCAGTTACAGCTCCACTTCTTGGGTGTCAACGGGTCTCCCTTGACCTCGTAGGTCTGGCTAGGAGATCCATCATCTCCTCCTCCAGCCCCTTCGAATTTGGCAAGTTGCCAAACTCCTGGAGAGGTCTCACGGATGTAGTAGCTTGCGGGCTTAGCCCTGTACGGTTTCCCCATTAGGGATCTCCTTGCGTATTGCCTCGGCTACTCCCAGGGCCATATCAGCTGCCATAGCCTGTCGTCTTGAAACCTCGACATGGCCGTCGATGGATGCCTGCCTCCCCTGAGATTTGTGTAGGAGCCCCAGAGCCTCGTAGTAGCCAGCTTGCGCCGACAGGATGTTAATGTAGTTCATTGTAGCCCTCCTAGAATGGTATGTCGTCGTTGTCGTCCCACAGGCTTACTGGGGGGCCCGGATCGAGATCATCCCCCAGGGAGGATGTCGCAACTCTCTGCCTGGAATTCAAGGACCGCAGCAGATCTAAAGCTGCCTCGCTCACACAGAACCCCTCTATATTCCGTAAGCACCAGTCAACGTACGAGGGATTGGCTCTCGCTACGGTCTCGAGAGTCTCTCCGTAGTACCTGCCAAACTGCAATGGATCCTGCAGGTCGTAGTACTTCGTCTGCCTGAGGACGGCTTTGACAGCAATCCTGACAAGGTCAGTTGCTGTGATCCCTCGGGAAGTAAGCACGGCATCCAGGTTGTTCATCAGCTGTTCTGGCAGCCTTACGCTCAACAGCCTGGTATCCTCGTCGCGCTTATTGTCGTTCATCTACCGCTTCTCCCTCTCTGAGCGTCTTAGCCTTATCTCGGATGGCTTGCTCGATCCTGAGGTCTATCGCCTCCTGGAGGAGTTCTGCCGCTCTCCCAAACTCAGCTATAGTGTGGGTTGCAGCGTCAAGTACCTCCTGAGCCTTATCCAGTGTTGCCTTCACTCTTGCAGACTCGTCAACAAGCTGATCGAGAGTCCACCCCTTCAGAGCCTCCGAGAACTCCTTTGCCACAGCCTGAGGGTCATACGCGTTTAGGAGCTGCTCGAAGCTCTTAGGCTCTCCAGTAGCTCGCACTCCCAGAGCCTCCAGAGCCTCCTCGGAGAGCCTCTCGAACTCAAGCGGGCCGGTCGGATCCTCAGCCACCTGACTTCTCCGAGGGCACGTTGCTCCCATAGTTGGTGTAGGAGATGATTGTCTCGTCGTTCATCCCCTTCACAACCTCAATACTGCCCTGGGCCGTCATGAGGCCTTTCAGATCTCCTGCCGCAATGACGATCCGGTTGTCCTCGGTCTTTCTGACGAGGTGCATCAGGGTAATCAGTAGGCCGTACTGCCTCCGATTGGGGTTCTCCTTGCCTACCTGTAACTCGTAACGCAGTAGGTTGCAGAGATCGCTGGCTGCTTTGGATCCTGTGCCATCTCTGTGCCCGATAGCGTAGGCCTTATGGAGCTCCTGCAAGAGACTCTCGAGTAGCTCGGGGCTTATTACTTCCATCGGGCTAAGCAGGGCTCGGAAGGAGGCCACCACCTTCTCGAGTGTAGGAGCTGATACCATCTTGTGGTTGGGCCACCGCTCCAGACGCACTTCATAGGTACGTCGGTCCCCCAGCGCTCCCTCCGATCTGCCGGAATATAGTACCCCCAGCATCTCTGTAGGGTGGTCAATCTCGTAGGAAGCACAGATGCCCTCTACCACCGCAAGTAGAGTCTGCTCCATATCAGGAGGCAGCTCTACGAGGAAGGGAAATTCAACGGAGATCCGTCTGATTCGAGCATCCTTGTCCGGTGGGGCGTCGACAATCTTCATCCCCCTCTTCTCCATTGCCGCTATCAAGTCTGCGGTAGTCCATTTATCCAGAGTCTCCGTGACCTCGACAAGGGACTCAGCCAGCCGATAAGTATGGGAGTGGACGACTCTGGCGGCATCAGGGTTCTCGACCATCAATGCACCTGCAGATTGTGGGTTGCGAGGTAATAGGTAACCCCTGTCAGTAGGAGCATCAGGACCACGAAGCTTGCCTTGATAGCCAAGGCGATCACGGCCCTCTTCTTAGCTCTCCGTCTCTGCGCTTCCAGTCGGAGGCTCATCGTCGCGTCGTAGGTACTCGCACGGTACCCTCCCCGCTCGCGAACGGGCCCGTGTCTCATAGAGACCCCTCGGGAACCAGCTCTGGACCACACAGCCTTCTCGTTGAACTCAGCCACTTTGTGCTACTCCTGTGTAAGTTTGTCTAAGCCTCGTACTACGTCCTGGTTCTTGTAGAACTCCTCCTCGTCGGCGTCGAGTCGGGCATTTAGCTGATCAGCCATCTCAGGGTTCACGTGGAGAGTCTTGCATGCCCTCTCGTAGAACTCCTTCCACCTTGAGGAGAAAACTGGGAACTCATCAGGCCCACAGTACCCGATCACCTCTGCTGCATGGACGAAGTGGACCACATAGTGATTCGGGTAGTGATCCCAGGAATTCATGAAGGGTACGAGCCCCGCCCACCATTTCCCGGCATCACGCTCTTGCCAGATATAGGTTTTGGGGTTGGCAAACCTCCCACAGTGGGGTACGAGTACCGCACCTCTCAGCAGTCTCTGGGATACCTTGCTAGGATCGTGCCTGATGGCTATATCGCAGCCTCGGCCTACTCCAGCGATGAGAACCCCCTGGTGTCTGAGCCCTATCTCCTGAGCCCAAGGTTGCCAGATACTTGGCATGTTATTGTACCCTCCCCGTTTCTGGTTTGTAGGCTCTAGGTCTTGAGGCTCCACCTGTGGTGTTTCTGTGTCGATGACCTCCGGGCTCTGCGGATCTCACCCTCCTCCTGCATCTGATGCAAGAGCCGTGCAAGTCCGGCACGATGCTTGGCAGGTGATCCTCCACCCAGGATCTTCCGTACGAGCGCCACGGTTGTTATGGGCTCGGAGATCTCGCCGAGTTCCTTGAGGATCCTCGTACGCACCTCACTGGATGGAGTGTTCTCCTTGATAGTCATTGCAGGAGCCTCCAGAGCAAGGAGGGGAACTCGTACAGGCCCCGTCAGTGCCTTCTGCTTCGGAGGTCTGCCAGAGAGATTTACCGTGGGGCCCTCGCTGCCGTTGGACAGCTCAAGTCCGATGGTGGCTCCCTCAGGAATCGTGAGGGTTATGCCACCGATACTGATTCGGGCACTCATGCCAACCACCAGATCCCAGAGTACGAGATGTAGGAGAAGGTGCCCTGCTTCGTTCCACCATCAGAGCTCACCATCTCGATCTCGTCCGTGGTATGCCTGACGGTGTTGACGTTCTTCAGCACCCAGTTGCCGAACTTCTTCCCGGAATACCAAGAACGGATTCGGGTGACCTTGTAGATCACCCCCGCATCGGACCTTCCCCAGAACTGCAGTTCAGTGCCCAGGCTGATATCCTCCTTCAGGAAGAACACCCGATCGACTGCCGCGCTGCCGCTCCTCTTCTGGGCTTTGCCCATATCGGCAGTGTTGTCCCTCTTGATAGGCAGAGCAACAACGTTTCTCCGTGCGGTATAGCTCATGTCTATGACCCCTTCTTGTCCTTGATGGTGATTGTAACGTCCCAACCGTGCGTCTCTCCTAGTATCCGGATGCGGTTGTACCATCCGGTAGCTATTCCCCTGGTGATTACCTCTTGGGGGAATTTCTCCTGCATCAGAGCCTGAGCACAGAGCATGTCGAAGGCATCAGCCTCACTCAGCTGCCATCTTGGCCCATCAGGACTAGATTTGGGATGCAGTCTCGCCCAGCGGAATCCGAAGAAGGGCATTAGGATTCTTCCCTCTCGGAGACCTTCTTGACACTGCTCTCCCCCAGGATGAACTCAATGTCAATGACGTCGCCGTTCTCGAGATCTGCCCAATGCTCGCTGCAGTAGCTGTACGCCGCATCTATTGTCCTGCCGCTTGAGAATGGATCTATAACACCCTTGCCTGCATCTAGCCTGGTGAGGATGATTCCTGGATTGGTGAAGTTATGCCAGCCAGCCCTCCTTAGGAGGTATTCCTCGCCAGGGTCTGTTCTGAAAGTTGGCCCTATAGTAGGCCCCAGTACTATGACGAGCGCCGGGATGAAAGTATGCCGATCCCTGATCTCTACTGCTATGGTCTTCATGTCTACGGCTCTTCCGTTGATGGTGGATCGAATGTCTCGACCTTTAACCAGGCATTACACGTAAGCATTGCATGCACGGTGAAAGCAATCTGGAATACCTCGGCCCAAGGAGGGACTGTATCCACTTGCTCCATCTGCTCGTGCATGATGTTCAGGGTGATATCACGAACTGCCGCCACAAGCTCCGGCGTGCCTTCAGCACATACCAGATCCCAGACATAGTCATCCTCGTCTGCATTCATACAGGCCTTGATGACTACATCCCTACTCACTAGGCCTTCGAAGTCCCTGTGAGTGTCCAGCCCAAAGTGAGTTGCAAGGTCGTTCACGTAGTGGAAGTTGGGATCCTGCCCCGACGCGATCTTCTTCAGAGCCCTGGTATTCATCACTTCCCACCTTGCTTGTAGGCTTCACGGGCTTTTGCAGGATCTAACGCCTTAGCTATTACATCCCTTGCTGCGCGCTCCAAATCGCGGGCACGCCTGATCTGAATCGGGAGATTGTACCTCACGACACGGATGTTGCGAACAAATGGCAGGAGAGCTCCTGTCGCTGCTCCTTCAAGGAATCTCTTCACCTCAGATCGCGTCATGTCGTCAGGTACACCCTCTACTGTAACTAAGAACTGCAGGGACTTGCTGTGCTTGTCTGTCGTACTGCTCATTCACTTTGGTCCCGCTCCGTGGTGTATTTGGGTTATTTCTTTCAATTATACAATATCGCCCAAAGGGACATCAAGTGTCCAAATTGCGGTCGACCATCATTTTTCTGGTGGTCCTATTCGGTTGTTGGCCCTTCGTGAATTTCCTGGCCTACGCTAGGCACTTCGGTAGCCATCATAGGCTTGCCCGGATTGATCGGGTGGTATATCATGATTCCACCAGGCACCTGTTTGTATGTGGCTATGGTACCAAAATGCTCAACCAGGTCTTCTTCGTCCTTATATGTAGTAGGGCCTTCGGGAAAATCGACACGGTACTGAGGCATGCTGTACTCCTGTTGATCAGTAGCGGATTAATCCATTGTGGCTGAGACTATGCCCACCACTATGGCCTAGTCCGAATGCCATCATGATGATCAGGATCCCAAGGCTGATGCAGACCATCACGAAGATGCTCCCCTTGATATGGGGCTGCTTCGCCGGAGGAGGCCTGTTGGGATCGATAGCTGGTGGGATTGGGGCTCCCTGCTTTGCCAGCGCATCAGCAATGGCCTTCTGCAGGTGCGGAGCAAGATGAGGCAGCTCCCTTGCCGAGATCCTTCCTGCCATCAGAAGGTCTCGACAGTGAGCTTGAGCTTCTGGGGATAGGCCCCTCCAGGATTCGTAGCTCTCGCTAGGGCAGGCTTCCTGAGGTAAACAGTACCAATGACAGTACTGGGCTCGGTCATTTGTGCAATCTTGCCATTGCTATCCAGCTCGGCATACCGCACTGCTCCTTTTGTAACCGTTACCAGCTCGAGGGTTATTTCGTGTTTCACCTATTCAACTCCTTGTTATGGCTTGTTAACCCTTGTTAACCTCGCCTTTGGGGGTGGTAGTGAACCTCCTCAACATCGATGCTCCTGGCTGAGTTTCTGCCTGTGCTCAGGTTCACCAAGGAGACCAATAAGGTTCTCAGGTCTAGCAGGTCGCTGCTCTGGTCATTTAGAGGACCAGGGAACAACTCGATAAAGTAGCGGGTACGGGTCTCACTGACTGTCGGTTTCTCGTCCTGCTTCGGCTCGTGTTGGATGTCAAGTATGGTACTCATTGGGTAGCCTCCTTGGTTTGGGTTAGTTCGATCACATGGACGCCCTCACACTTGTAGATGGCCACGCCATCAAGGGTGAACACGTCTCCATCCTTCAGAGCATCGGATGTCTGGTACAGATCGTAGAGGGCGTGATACATATTCTCTCCGTCCTTGCTGATCGTATCGACATCGCCCTCATTGTATCGGACGATCAGAAGCTCGTCGACCTTCTCACCTTTGGCTGAGGTGCCCACGAGGTGATAGCATCCGTCTTTCTTGATGAGGTTGTATATCATGGTCTCCTCCTTCCCAGAAGCGTTACCTGTGGGAGATTCAGCATCGACTGCTTGGCCTGTTCCTCGGGGATCCTCCAGAACGCCATAGCTGTCTTGCCGAGGCTGAACCTCTTGACATATCGGTGATTCCCGTCGACGATGATCTCAGTACCGTCAGGGAATGAGACTATGATGCCTGGAACATCCAGTCTCAATGAGGAGATGGCTGTCAGATGGCTTAGCTCGATACCGTGGTAGGCAACGATATGGCCTGCCTGTTTGGCATCCACCTGATACCTGACGAGCTCGTATCTCATCGGCTCAGCCAGGGTCATTGCAATGAGGTCGGGCACGTAATAGTGCCTCTGGACGCCAAGGAGATCAATGTGGGTGTGAATCTGCTTCGTCGGGTCAGGAATCCTCAGAGAGGCATGGACTCCACCTTCCCGGTGCAAGTACGGGATGAATACCGTCTCCACTGTCAGCCCTCCTCACGGAAAGCGATCATGGCCATACCCAGGAGGGTCGACCTTGCCCTCTCCAAGCTCTTGTACTGCTCGTTGAATAGGTCTATCAGTTGGGTATTGCGGAGGGTGTCCTTAATGACGAAGGCTAGGTGATAAGGTCCCTGCCCATCAATCCTGGCATACTCCTTGTCTACGGTGGGGCCCCGAATGCCCTTTACCGTGACTGGCTTTCCGGGTTCCCAGACTACGACCTTATCTCCGTTTTCGGTGCTCATGTTACTACTCCTTACTGGATATGCCCTCGATCTCACCCTATGTTGCTGTCCACCATTTCTGCCAGGACAGCTGCATCGTAGCGGTTCTCGACCTCGGGAAACTCGGTGTCGGCAGCTTGCCATGTTCCCCAGGTATCGAAGATGGCCCAGATCTTCTCGTCCGAGAGCACGAGCTGCCTGTCCGGAACGTACTGACTCCACATCTGCCGGAAGTTGCTGACGACGCTGCTGTGGACGTCAGGATTGTAAGGTGTGGCCATAGTTGACTCTCCTGTTATCTGCTGTTTGGTGTAGGCACGTGCTAGTTGAACTGTTTCGTCTGCGTGAGTCGGTATTTTCTTTCTATTATACAGTATTACACTCGAGGCCCGCAAGCGTCCAAATGATGGGCTACCACTATTTTACCTAACCGCGCACTAGCGGGGGCTAGAACTAGCGACTTTGTCGCTTGCGCGGACGAGGCTTAACCTAGGTAATCCACGTCACCTCCGTAGTGGGATCAGTCCTTGTTAGCAGGTACGCTAAGGAGGGTCTTACCTGGCTACTTAGGTTGTCGAACCCAAACTGGTAGGCCGCCTTAGGGTGGACACGTCGTACAGCACTCTCGAGGAGCTTCCGCATTGCTCGGAGCTCGTTCTCGCCTAGCTCCTCCTTGGTACTGCCATAGTCCTGACGGATGCACAGGAGGTCATAGTAGTCACCTCCCTTCCGCTTACGGTACAGTCTGGGTCTGTACTCTTCCGGGATCCTATGTAGTGCCTCACACAAGGCCGCCAACATAGTGGACATGTTATACTGGCAACCTCTCATGCTCGCCCTCGTCGCCACGTAGAAGTAGAAGCCCTTACCATCCAGAAGCGTTGGTGTCTCGGACGTTGGTGTCTCAGGCATCCTAGGTATGGCTGTTGTTGGTGTCTCAGGCGTCCGTGTCACCATTATGGGTGCTCCCTTTATTGGCTGCGGATCCCTATTATACTCTGGTGATCCAGCTGGTATCAACTGTCTAAGTGATGGTCGCCCCTAAGAATGCTGTTCGGCCGCTCAACTGAGGCTCACGGTAGCACAATGGGGGCAAATCATGCCAGATCACCCTATGGTCTTATCTAGGATCCTCAAAAAAGGCAACTACTATAACTACTTAGGTATAACTAAGCTAACTCATTGAAATCATTAAGGAAGTAGTAGTTATGTAGTTAGTTATATTAAGGTAAAAAGTAGATCACTGGAGACTTTTAGGCAATTGCAGGTATTGCCTAATGCTGTTCAGGTTAGGTCATTGGCAGGTCAAATTGGTCCGGAGGGACGTACAGGTTATGGTATAGTGACAGGATATACTTGATTTACTAGATTTATATACTAGTAGAAAAAACTAACTAACTACTGCACCACAAAAAACCTAATGATTTCAACGAGTTAACTAATGTTGCCTTTTGGAGTTCCAGTAGTTAGCCTCAAGTTGACACAGAGATCACCCAAAGGACTTATCTATAACGTCCTCTAGATGACCATAATTTGCCCAAGGTTTCGATCGCCCTCCCAACACGTCGGTCCCATACGGCCGAGTACAACCCCGACCTTCAGGTCTGTGATCCGAGCCGCGAAGGACCGCCCCTTCGCTCGTCCAAGCGCCTTAGCGCTAGTTCTGGCTCCCGCTAGGGAGCCTCATCTGTCTGTACCACCTCCTTCTCAAAGGGCTAGACCGAGCTAGCCCTTAGGGAAGGAGGGAGGGCTTTCGCCCTCCCCCGCTCGTACCGCCGTTAGGCTGCGGCCTTCTGCTCCGCCGGCTCGTCGACCACGATGTTCAGCTCCATGCCGGTGACCTGACGGACCGCATCCGCCAGCTCCTCAGGGGAAAGCCCCTGGGATTCGGCGATCTCGGCCAGCTTGCCGTTGGTGATCTGAACCACGTTGTTCGGCTCACCCTGCGGCATCGCCGCTTCGGTAGGGCGCTTGACCACCTGTGTGAGCACGTTCCGCGCGTGCTGATACAGGATGTTCAGGTGCTTTGCGATCTGGGTGGTCTTGTACCCATCGGCGTGCATCCGCCGGATCCGTGCGCTCTTGTTGGGCAGGCCGTCGAGCATCTTGTTGTAGTCGTTGGAGGGCGGGAAGGTGAAACCCTTGCCGACGGTTTCCGGTTTCGCCTTCTCCTCGACGAGGATGTCCTGCTTCTGCTCGGCGTTGTTCTCGGCGCCGCCCTCGGCAACCGGATTCTCGTTGATGGGCTTGTCGGCATTCACCACCGGATCGTGCTCAGGTGCGGAGGTGGTGGTGGTGGTGGACTCGGGATTGCGTGCCATGGTACTCGGTCTCCTTGTTTCCGTGCCGATGATCCGGCTCGGGGTCGTTGATGCAGCAGCTCCGCTGCAACAACTGACATAATTATATAGCACCCATTGATGGGCCAGCTAGTGGCAAAATGCTGGGCGACACTCATTTTACCCCGGGCCAAAATGACCGTGATTCAGGCTGCTCTTGACCGACAAGTCAGGTAGGGCCTTACTGGGCGGATAGTTGCGACCGGGACCTCCCCTTTTGCGCTGCAAAAAAAAACAGGCCGCCCGGGCCCTATAGGGCCAAGGAAAAGGGGCGTTTTCCGCCCCCCGTCCCTATAGCCCTACCGGGATCTGACGAACCAGCTGATGTATGACCCTATATAGGCTGCCGCCATGGCCCAGGGGAGTATGAACGCTCCGCACCCCAGTAGGCCGAACTGGTTGACCGAATCGGGGAACATGTCTAGGATAGTCTGTGCCATAGGGATCAGTTCCTATACTGGTTGGACACTGCGGACAGTCTGGCCTCGGAAACGACCGACCTACGTGTCCGGTCTGTATGCCACGAGATTAAGGACCTGCAGATTAGGACCCAAACGATCAGTCCGACTATTACCCAAGCACCTGCTAACATGACGGGGGTCTCCTTATTGGGATGGTTGGTTGGGGATCCCTTTCGGGATCCCCAATCGGATTAGTGGGATTTCAGGGGGGTATTGAGGACATTCCGGACGTGCTGGTACCGGATCCCCAGGATCTTGCTGATCTGGGTGGTTTTGAACCCATCGGACCTCATGGCACGGATTTTTGCACTTTTGGTAGGAAGGTGATCGTAGGACCCCACGGGACGGGAGTGGATGGTGGTGTTGACCTCGAGTTCGACCTGATCGTAAATGGTGTTCATGTTGGTGTTCCTTATGTTGGGTAATAAAGGTTCTTCTTTATTACAGTTATATTATACCCCCCTTTATATTACATAAAGATGGACAAATCAGTAAAGTTTGTTAATAATTCAGTTAAATTATTAACATTTATTCATGTAATAATGTGTTAAAAAACCAACTAATTCGTTCTAGTTCGGCAGCGCCTGGCGTTCATTACCAAAAGGTAAAATCCCAGTTCAAACCTGAGGCACATGTCCTTATGCATTAACAAGATTTAATCTTCCGTACTACATTTCTTCCTTGATTTACATGAGGCAACACGCGTATAATATCAACATACTAGGGCTACAGGGACCTACCTACCAAACAATCGCATGGATGTATGGACATAGGATCCACCAGTACCCCGAGCGGTCCAAACGGCCCTGACGCTGGAGGAGGGAGCGATCTCCCTACCCGTGCGCAGATCATACGTGATGCCTCCCAGCGAGTCCCTCTCAATGGCTTGGGTCTTCCGGAGGGCTATCACCGCGCAGACCTGCTGGATCCCGAGCTGGTTGTAAAGGGGCGTCTAGCCCCTATCACCTTGGATGAGGTGCATCGCCTGGCGGGAAGCGCTGCGGATGCCGCAACCCATGGCAACTTCGCAGCTCGACAGGTTGTTCAGAACCAGCAGAGGTCCCCTGCAGCACCAGACGCTCCTGCAGCTCCGAGTGCAGGGTCCCCAACGCCGTCCGAGAAGGTGAATCTCAAGGGTACCCCAGAGCTGTCGGAGGACTATCGAGTCCCCGTACTGGTGCTGGATGAGCGCGTCCTTCGGCAGGCGTACGTCCCTCTGAACTATGACGAGGGGTACCCGATGCTGGATGAGGGTCATCCCTTCTGGCAGAGGCTATCCTATGAGCCTCTGGATGCCTATGTGGCATTCCAGGCGTATATCGAGCAGGGTACCTCAGGCAGCCGGCAACTGTTTGTCCTGGCAGAGCGTACGGGTGTCCAGCAGCGCATTGCCAAAGCTCGCTCGGAGCGGACAAATTCGGTCCGTCTGCAGGAGCGCTCTAGCCAGGGGCTTGGCGGCCCCACCAAGGAGTTCTTCCACGGCTCCGCAACCACCAATCCCGACGGGATGACGGAGACCACGGGATCGTTGGATGGCTCAGGCTTCATACAGTCTGCCAGTGCCGATCCTATGCGGTCAGGTAGTGTATCCGTCATCAATGGCGCCTCCCACTCCGAGTTGGTGGATTGGTTCTACCTGTACCATTGGGCATGGCGCGCCCTTGCGCACGACCTGTTCTACGTGGACTCGATCAAGCGGTCGCGGGATATGCAGGCGATCCTGCTCGAGAATACCCACCTGGTCGAGGCCAACAAGATCTGGGACAAGCTGACCGCCTACATCAATGGCGACAAGCTCCGGATGCCTACGTCCGTCAACGCTGACGGGGACTCTCTGTTCTGGGAGAATATGACCCCGAAGGTGGCGATCGATCTTATGAAGACCCTCACGCACATGCAGAGGGTCTCACTCGGAATGCCGGCTGCTGCCCCCAGTGACTTAGCCATCCTCGGCGGATCTGGCAGCGGTCCTGCGGCGCGTTCTCGGAGGTCCTCCAGCACAGGGGCGGAATCCGGTAGTTCCAGCGCGTCGTTCCTGACAGGCAAGGCCGTCAGGTCGGGAGCAGCCGGCAGCCCTCAAGTCAACACCAGCGGTAATGCCGCCAACACAGGAGGTGCCCAACCCAATGCTCCAGACTCCACAAGGAGCGGAGCTCTCGCCCCTGACGACAGAACTCGACGCATTGCTACCCTACTTGACCGAGCAAGAGCTCGCCGAGCTGGATAGCATCCTATCGGGAGTGGACATTCCAGTATGGAGTCCACTCCCTGGGCCGCAGACTGAAGCCTACTACTGCGAAGCGGACGAGCTGTTTTATGGTGGCGCTGCTGGAGGCGGGAAAACCGACCTCCTGCTGGGTACTGCTTTGGATAGTCACTGGCGGAGCATCATTTTCCGCCGGGAGTTCCAGCAGCTCAAGGGTATCCGCGATCGGAGCCAGGAGATCTACGGGGATCTGGGCAAGTACAATGGCGCAGACATGCTCTGGCGGATTGAAGATGGCCGCCGGATCGAGTTCGGCGCGTGCCAGTACGAGGGGGATGAGCAGAAGTATCAGGGCCGTCCGCACGATCTGAAGGCCTTTGACGAGATCACGCACTTTTCCCGCAGCCAGTTCATGTTCCTGAAGGGCTGGAACCGCACCACCAAGATCGATCCTAAGACGGGCCAGTTCTACAAGACCCGGGTCATCTGTGCAGGAAACCCGCCAACCACGCCAGAAGGTACCTGGGTAATCGACTATTGGGCTCCTTGGCTGGATCCTCACCACGCAAATCCAGCAAAACCTGGCGAATTGCGTTGGTTCATCACGGATGAGGAAGGAAATGACCGTGAAGTAAGCGGGCCCGAGCCCGTTTACATGAAGATCAACGGCCTGGAATCCGCAGTCCAGCCCCGCAGCAGGACCTTTATCCGCGCAAGGGTGCAGGATAATGCGTACCTGATGCAGTCCGGGTACCTCAGTGTCCTGCAATCTCTGCCGGAGCCGCTGCGTTCGCGCATGCTTCAGGGCGATTTTGGCGTGGGCGAGGAGGATAATGAGTGGCAGGTGATCCCGACAGCCTGGATCCTGCTAGCTCAGGCTCGCTGGGCACCGACATACGCAGAGTATCTACAGAAGCTTGCCGACCGTCGCAAGGAAGAAGCGGCCATGAAGGCTGCCGGAGTGACGGATAGAGCAGGCGGGGAAACCAGCGGAACCCTTTCCAACGCTTCGCGTCATGAGTCTGGCTCCCCGCTATGGCTGGGGATCAAGGGAATCCCCTTTGCCGGAGTGGATACCAGCTCCCTGTTGACGCCTGACCAGCGCAAGCTCAACGCTGATAACCTCAGCATCATCCAGGGATTGTCTCACGAAATCCCCCATTCCCATGAGGTTGGCGTGGATGTTTCGCGCGGTGGGCGCGATAAGACCGTGTATTCCGAGCGCATCGGCGCTTGGTTTGCTGCTCTTCAGTGCGTTCCAGGAGTGCAGACTCCTGATGGAACGGCTGTGATCGACAAGCTGGTTGAGCTGAAACTGCAGCACCTGCGGTGCAAGATCGACGTGGTTGGTGTCGGATCCTCGCCTGTCGACGTGGGAAGGCTACGCGGGATCGAAGTCGTAGCCATGAACGGCGCGAATTCGTCGGTTGCAACGGACAGATCGGGCGTATTGGGGTTCGCCAATGCTCGTAGTGAGTGGTTCTGGACCTTCCGAGAAGCTCTTGATCCGCAGCTTGGCCTGGAGATTGCGTTACCTCCTGACGCCGAAGCCGCAGCAGATCTGGCAGCAACACGCTGGACACTCAAGAGCACGGGCATCGCGGTCGAGGACAAGAAGAAGGTCAAAGAGCGTATTCGGCGTAGCCCAGACAAAGGGGACGCGATAATCAACGCCTTCGCACAGCCCATGATCGACGGTGCGGGATTCCTTGCGTACTATCGCGAGGAGGCTCGGAAAGCACAGGAGATTCTGAACAGAGCATCTGGGGGCCCCAAGCAATGATAACCGTGAATGGCGAGCAGGTTGCAAAGACGGTGGATGCCGCCCTTGCGGGCAACACTGTAGGTATCATTGCCTGGCATGCAATCCGGGAGTCTCTGATCTCCGGACGGAATATGACCTTGAAAGAGGTCGAGGCCTTCAGCGAAGCCTATGAGGAGATCATTGCAGATCCTCGAGGCGGGCTAGTCGTGAAGATGGGTAGGGGATAAAATGCCTTCTTTGCCAGTCGGCCCTCGCGGAGCTGTCGGTACCGTATCGCCGGTGATCCCCTCATTCGTCATGAGGAGCCAGCAGGCTATCCGCTATGCCATCGCAGGGATTACGCCTGCAACGTGGTTTGGGCCGCTGCAGCCCCTTGCACCCTTTGCGGATCAGAGCGAAGAGGCAGGAGTCAAAGGCCGGCGCTATGATTACCCGACAGGGCGCAACCTCAACTATACGCCCCGCGCAGACTCTCCCATCTCCTTTGCCGATCTGCGATCCCTGAGCCTGAACTGCGACATCCTGAGAGGGGTGATCGAGGCCCGGAAAGATCAGCTGGCTGCGCTCGACTGGGCTATCCGGCCTACCGAAGGGGTCAACCTTGACGACGGGACTCTCGACAATCCCGATCAGCCGATCTTTGCAGGGAAGCTTGCCGGAGGGCCTTCAGGAGGTCCTGGCGGCGCTGGAATGGGCAATGCTAGCTCGGCTATTCGGCCGGCCGCGATCCCGAGATCCCAGCTCAACACGCTGAAGCTGCCTGCCGACGTCCGGCAGCGGATTCGCAACGTGACGGACTTCTTCTCGTTCCCAGACAAGGAGAACAACTGGGATCAGTGGATGAGGCAGCTGAACGAGGACATGTTTGTCCTCGATGCGCCTACCCTGTGGAAGCGGAGGACTCGCGGTGGAGACCTGTATGCTCTGGAGCTCATGGATGGTGCTACCATCTTTCCCCTTCTGGATGCTTCTGGTCGTAGGCCTTCTGGACCTGCAGATCCTGCTTACCAGCAGATCCTGCATGGTATCCCGGCGGCGGATTACACGGCGTCGGAGCTGATCTACCTGCCCCGCAATCGCACGACGAACCGTGTCTACGGGCTTAGCCCCGTTGAGCAGATCGTCGTGACCGTCAATACGGCGATCCGCCGCTCGATCTTCCAGCTAGAGTATTACCTCTCGGGCAGCAACCCGGATGCATTCGTCGGCCTGCCTACGACCTGGACGCTACAGAACGTCAAGGATTTCCAGTCCTGGTTCGATGGCCTGATGGAAGGCAACCTTGCAAACCGCCGCAAGACGCGCTTCATGCCTGGGGAATTCAAGTACCAGGAGACAAAAGCTCCGCCCCTGAAGGACTCGTACGACGAGTGGCTAGCCCGTATCGTCTGCTTTGCCTTCTCAGTATCCCCTGAGCCCTTCATCGAGCATCTGAACCGGGCAACTGCTGGTACGGCGCGCTCGAGGGCCCTAGAGGAAGGACTTCTGCCTCTCCAAAGGTGGTGGAAGTTCCTGATGGACCTCATCATCAGGTTCGAGCTCAAGGAGCCCGGTCTGGAGTTCGTCTTCCTGGATGACCGGGAGCAGGACCCCAAAGCCCAGATGGAGATTGACATTGGATACGTCAAGGCAGGAGTGTTCTCAATCGACGAGGTCCGGCGCGATCGTGGAAGGCTCCCAGCAGGAGGAGTCGCTGAGCAGCCCATGCTGGCAACCACTTCAGGATATGTTCCGCTCGGTGCACTCACGGGGCCTGGGGCTGCTGCCGCACTGGCCTCTACCGGAAGCCCAGGAGCGAACGCTGTCGCCGGAACAGAGACAGGAGATGATGGGGGCGTTACTCCGAATGCGTTTGGTAAGGCTGCGACTGGTGGCGTTGAAAGCGGCACTGGTGGAGTCTCAGACGTCAGTGGCGCGGCTGTCGCTTCCCCCAAGCACCCGAAGAGCAGCGTAGACTACAGCCCTGGAGGGCTCGCAGAGCATTGTGGTATCTGCCACAACTACAGGAGCGGAGAGTGCCTACTAGTGGAAGGGGAGATCAATCCTGACTACTGGTGCAAGCTGTTTCTGAAGGCCCAGCCGAAGACGTAACGCTACAACCAAGGAGTTCCGTATGTCCCTCGCCCTTCTGAACCGCGTCTACATGATCGCTCCCGTAGCCAACCAGTCCTTCGAGACGCGGAGCGGCAACGTCTATCAGTCCGACAGCACCGGCAAGATCACCACAGCCGTCGCAAACGGCGATGTGGTCGACCTGCTGAACTCGGGATGCGTACTGTCAACACAGCAGTGGCTCGGACGCCTCATCGGCGCGAACATGAACGTCACCACCGATCAGGCGATCGCGATGGACGTTCCTGTGGGGCAGAGCTTCCGGGTGACGAAAGTCTCGGTGCTGAATGCCTCGGTCTCGCTGACCACTGCAGCCGGCGGCCTGTATTCGGCAGCCTCCAAGGGAGGTGACGCCATCGTGGCGGCGGCTCAGGCCTATACGGCCCTGACAACCTCAGGTCTGGTGCTGGATCTCACCATCGCAACGACGCCCGGCAAGACCCAGTACAGCGGCTCCTCGCTGTTCTTCTCCCTGACCACGGGACAAGGCGCGCCGGCAACGGCCGACATCTACGTCTACGGCGACGTCTACTGGTGATCAGAGCAGCCTGATTCACGGCTGAGCAGCTTTGACGGTGGGGGAACAAATGAGTAAAGGTATGCGGGCAGGTCTGTTACTCGGAGGGGCTATCGTCTGCTCCGGGCTAAGCTTGCCTGCATACGGGTGGGAGTTGCCTGCCTACCCAATGGAGGCGGCTCCCGGTACTCTCCCCACCCCAACGGGAACTGATCAGCCCTCGATCACTTCCCTGAGGCAGCTACGGGTATCGGTCGGGGACGGGGCAGGCAACGATGCGTCTCCGACCCACCCCATCTCGATCAACCTTGGAAAGGTAGGGGCGGCTGCGGTATCCTTGGGCCAGGCTGCGATGGCCGCTTCCATTCCGGTGGTTCTGGCCAGTGATCAGAGCAACCTCCCAGTCTCAGTGACGGTCAACAGCGCCATCACGGGAGTTCAGATCCAGCCAGCATCGGTACAGGCAGCTGCCTACTCGTCAGGCAACACCATCGGCGGGCTGCTGCAGTTTACCGCACCGGCGCAGAAATCCATCCTGCAAAACCTTTCGGTCACCTTTGCCAGCGGTATCCTACCGCCGATGCACCTGGTGATGTGGAACGCCAACCCAAGCGGCTCAACCGTAACCGATAAGACGGCGATCACGCAGGCTGTGGCTGATCTGGGCAAGCTGATCGGCTACATTCCTATCGGAGCATGCATTGCCGTAGGTACGCCCGCAATCTGCCAGGCTTCCCAGCTGCAGACTCCTATCCCTCTTGCCTCAGGTACCACGCTGTATGCGGCCCTGGTATTGGATGCAGCAGCCACATTGACGTCGGCCGATACCACGACCAAGCCGTTCATCACGATGGGTTTCCTGCAATGATCTGTCTGCCTCGCCGAGGCCTGCTATTTGGTGCAGCTGCGCTTGCCGCAGCAGCCCAGATGCATGCGGATGAGGCGATTGCTGCCTATCCAACCTTGAAGGATGCACTCCTCGGCAGTCTTCAGCGGCCCCTGATCTCTGCCGACTTTACCGATGGCATGGTCGGGGCACCTGGTCGCTTCGTCATCACCGCATCAGCGTCAGCAGGATTGCCGGCAACTTTCTCGGGCGTCACGCCGGGCGCTGTGGTCGTTTCGCCGTCATCTGGCGCCATCGCAAAGACCCGATCGCCAGCCTATGATGTCACAGGTACCAAAGCTCTGGGAATTGGCCTGTTTCCTTCGACGACTCTGGGCTTCGACAATTCCGCCGGCTACGTGACGCAGACGAACACGCTGCCGGTTGGCACCCATACTCTGTGGATGGTCGGCTCAGGCTCGGTTACACTGTCCGGCGGCGCATCAGGAGTGGCAACGGATGGTTCGCCCCTGGTATTCACAATCGCAGGAGCTCCGGCCTCCTGCACGTTCACGGTGGCAGGCTCGCCGTCGTTCGTGCAATGCGATCAGAATCGCTCGCAAGCGATGGGCATGACGGTCGGCGCGTTCAACGACACCATCGCTGGCCAGTCGCTGCAATGCAATTTGGCTACGGTCGGCTCGGTTGGCGCTAAGCGCCCAGATTTCACTCTGCTGATCGATTACATAATCCCGGCCTTACTGGTGGCCGATGTGACCTCGCTGCAAGGCGGCAATTACATTGCCTGCGCCGGCCCCAGCACCGTAGGAACCGCCAACTCCGGTCTGCTGATATCCTCCACCTCCTCGACTCAGGTCACTGCCACATCCAACAGCGCCGTCGGCGCAGCTTTGGCGACACTGACCCAGAACAGCAATGGCCTGAATGTCCTCAATCGGATTGTCGTTGCTACCGATTCCAAGAGTATCGCCATGTCGGTCAACGGCCAGGCGACGAGCGTGTCAGCTACTGCGGCGCTTGTAGCCACCACAGGGTTCCTGACCTTGGGGTCGCTGGGTCTCAGCAATCTGAACGGCAATGCTCAGTTAGGCGGCTACATCCGCCGCTTCGCTCTGTTTCCTGGACGTCTACCGAACCTACTTCTGCCCCAACTCAGCAGGATAATGCAGACTTGAGTGTCTACGAACAAATCCTGAGTCATAACCTGAAGGAAATAAGCACATGAGTCTGAGGATCTTCCTGCCAATCACCAAGGTAGACGCGGCACAGCGTCTGGTGTACGGCGTTTTCACCGAGGAGGCAGGAGATCGCTCCGGTGAAATCATGGACTACGCCTCCTCGAAGCCCAACTTCGAGAAATGGTCCAACGACATGTACGGCGCGAGCGGCGGCAAGAACTACGGCAATATCCGCGCTATGCACAAGAACATCGCGGCCGGGCTGTTCGCTCAGCCGATCGACTTCCAGGACGACGTCAAGAAGATGTACGGGTGCGCCCGTATTGTCGATGACGACGAGTGGCGGAAGGTGGAAGAGGGCGTCTACACCGGATTCAGCGTCGGAGGCCGCTACGGCAAGCGGTGGGCCGATCCGGAGAATCCGAGCCTGATCCGCTATGAGGCGATCCCCACCGAGGTCTCCCTCGTGGATCTCCCCTGCGTGAAGGGAGCCACCTTCGAGTTCTTCAAGGCGGAAGGCGCCGCTCCGGAAGCCCGCGCATTCACCAGCGTTGGCGAGCCGGAGGAGCCCCCACCGCCGCTGAGCGCTCCTCCCAATACGGTCATCAAGTCTGCAGCTTCCGAGACCAAGACCGAGGAGGAGACCAAGGAGGCTACCAGCACCGAGGCGACGAAGACTCCCGAGCAGTTGGCAACCGAAGCTGCTGAGGATGAGGGAGTCAAGAAGGGTGTCAAGACCCTCAATGAGGCCCGGATCGAGCGAGGCCTCGAGGCTCTCCCCGACGAGCAGGTCCTGAAGACTCTGGCATCGGAGTTGGAGCAGGTTTGGAAGACTCCGGACGGCCAGACCTTCAGCAAGAAGGCCGAGGCAGTCAAGCATATGAGCACTGCGGCGACTGCTGCAGCCGTGGAAGCTGTTGCTGGCCCTACGGAAGCGGCTCTCACCAAGCTTGACCAGCTCCTTGGCGGCACGAAGCCCGAAGACGAGCCCATCAAGGCGGGCGATCCCAAGGTGACGAAGCCGCTCGAGAAGAACACCGAGCAGCCGAAGAAGGCATTCGACCTCTCCACGAAGGAGGGCCTGAAGAAGGGGCTCTACGATGTGGGCCGGATTGCCTGCATCATCAGCGAGCTCAAGTGGATCCGCACGGACATCCTGGTGGAAGAGTCCCTCGAAGGCGACGGCACCTCAGCATTGCCCAGCGCAGTGCAGAAGGCTACCGACGCCCTCTGTGAGTTCCTCCTCACCTTGGTGACCGAGGAAGTCCAGGAGATCATGTCCAACACGGACGTGCAGCTGGAGGAAGAGGACACCATCATCATCATCGCCAACGCGGTGAACACGATGCCGGAAGGCCTGAGGAAGGGCCTACTGGATATCCTCCCCACCGAAGGCGACAAGGTCGAAGTCTTCACCAAGCTGGCTGGCATGTTGAAGACTGCAAGCGCTGCCGCGGACGAGATGACCCAGAAGTTCGGCAAGAACTTCAAGGGTCTGCAGGAAGCGGATCTGTTTCTCGACAACCCGAACCTGCCTCCGGCAGTAGCTTCGCTGCTTGCGAAGTCCAACGGGCTGGAATTCCGGTACGAGAAGCTGCACAAGATTGTTGAGGCCATGACTGCGAGGATCGAGAAGATCGCCGCGCAGCCAGAGCCTCCAAAGGGAGTCCTGCGCGTCATCACCAAGGCGATGGACGCAGGATTTGCTGGGACAGGTCAACTGTCACAGGACGATCAGGACGTGGTTGATGCCTATCGGAAGCGTCTCGAGGTGATGACTCCCGAGCAGCGGGCGCGCGAACTGATCAAGATGTCCTTGGCAAACCCAGTGGCTCATTTCGACTGATCCGGGGACGGTGAGGTAAGCACGAGCCTGAGTGCCTACGCGTAGACTTTGTGCAACTCAACAGGATGAAAGACATGCAACCGTTCAACCAAAACGGTTTGTCGCTCACCCAACAGACCCTGGATATGATGAAGGGGTCTCTGGGAGCGCCAACCGATCGATTCGGGAAGCCCCTTTCGAAGGGCGTCTCGATCTCCACCGGCCTCACGTGGTACGACCTCGAGGCGCCGGCGAAGAACATCTACCCGACGATCACGCCTCTCCGGAACAGCATTCCGCGCGTCAAGCGGAAGAACCCTGGTGACGCCGCACACTGGAAGCAGGTCAGCGCGCTGATCGGCTCCGGATACGACGCCATGGGTTGGGTGCCGGAAGGTCAGCGCTCGGGAACGATGTCGTACACCACGGCGAACCTCGCAGCCTCCTACGTGACGCTGGGCGAGGAAGACTACCTGACCTTCGAGGCGGAGAGCGCCGCCGAAGGGTTCGAAGACGAGAACGCCATGGTGACGTTCCGCCTCCTGCAGAAGACGATGCGCAAGGAGGAGATCGCGATCCTGGGCGGCAATGCCACGATGGCGTTGGGCACCCCAGCCACTCCCACTGGTACCGGCAACACCGGGTCCGGCGGAACGCTGGCGGCGGCCACCTATCTCGTCAACGTGGTGGCACTCACCCTCGAGGGCTTCAAGAACTCCAGCCTGGCGAACGGAGTCGCGACCTCGAAGGTGATCACCGGTGCGGACGGCAAGAACTTCACGCTGTACGGCGGCAGTTCGAACAAGTCCGCGGACTCGGCAGGCATCGTCGTCGGCGCAGGCAATAGCCTGATCACGGTGGTCACGCCACTGCAGGGTGCCGTGGCGTACGCGTGGTTCGTCGGTACGGTCAGTGGCTCGACCACGCTGCAGGCCATCACCACCAAGGCTTCCATGACGCTCAGCACGGCGATCGTGGGAGGCCGGCAGTCGATCGCGGCCATCACCCAGGACAACAGTCGCAACCCTGGACTGGCCTTCGATGGACTGCTGTCGTGCGCGCTGAACGTCAATGCGCCGTTCTACGCGAACACCACGCCTGCGCAGGCGTACGTCAAGTATCTCGCGAACACCGCCGATGGCGTTGGCACGGGCCTCTCGGCATCCGGTCGCGGCTCGGTGAACGAGATCGACGAGATGCTGAAGACCATGTGGGACACGTACCAGATCGGGCCGACCGTTCTGTACGTGAACTCGCAGGAGCAGAAGAACATCACCACGGCATGCCTTTCGAACTCCTCGGGGCCGCTGCTGCGCTATGAGGTTCCGACGACTCCTGGCCAGGCCTACGGCATCGTCGCGGGTGGTGTGGTGGACTTCTACTACAACCCCCATGCAGCCGACGGCGGCTACAAGCTGCCGATCAAGCTGCATCCGGACATCCCGGCCGGCACGATCCTCGCGTGGTGCGAGAATCTGCCGCCGTGGTACCAGTCCAACGAGGTGCCGAACGTTGCGGAGATGCTGCTGCGCCGCGACTACTACCGCATTGACTGGCCGCTCCGGACTCGCCAGCGCGAGTACGGCATCTACATGGAGGAGGTGCTTGCGGTCTACGCCAACTTCGGCATGGGCGTGATCGCGAACATCGCCAACAAGGTCAGCTAACCGGGTGTACTCGGCTCCATTCGGTTAGTCTGATGTTTGGGCCCTACTAGCTAGGGCCCATTCATGAGACCAACCACTGTAACCACACAGTAGGACTCAATGGCATCGCTTGACCTGACCACGGTTGCCCGAGTTAAGGACTGGCTATCGATCTCAGGTAGCACCAGCGACACTGTCATTGCTCGGGCTATCACCCGGATCAGTGCAGACGTCATGGGATACCTCGAGAGAGGGTCCTTCCTCAACCAGGAATACCGCGAGTACTTCGACGGGCAGAACAGCTCCTTCCAGTTCACGGAGCGCTGGCCGGTCAACAGTGTTATTGCCGTGGTGGTAGACAATCGTACCATCCAGCCTGCCAATATCGTCTCGCCTGACGGCTCTACGAACGCCAACTCCATCGGCTGGCGGATCGAAACCTACGATGGTATCCCTCCTGGTGAGCCTCAGGCAATCGAGCTTATCGGCTACACCTACTGCAGGGGCAGGCAGAATTGTCTGTTCCAGTACACCGCTGGCTACCTCGAGCTGGCTGATGTCCAGGTTGTTGCCTCGGGGCTGGCAGCTGCCAGCATGCCCTACGGCGTATGGCTAGCTGATGCAGGAGTCACCTACGTCAGTACGGGAGCAGCCTTGGTAAAGGTTGCTACAGCTCCGGCTGTTGGCCAGTATGCTCTGAATCCGGCCGTTCTTGGAGGGTACATCTTCAACGCAGCTGACGATGCCGCATCCGTCAACCTGTCCTACAGCTACTGTCCCTACACTGTCGAAGGGGTGGTCTGGGATATGGTGAGTGACGCACTCGCTCGTAGGTCTCGCCCGAGCCAGGCATCCCGATCACTTGCAGGCCAGGAAACTGCATCCTACGTTCCTTCGGACATCCCGAGGTATGCTGTTCGGGTCTTGCAGCCCTACAAGTCGGTGATCCCGCTATGAGCGGCAGCATCGACGTTAGCTTCACCTTCAAAGGTCAGGAAGCCCTTGTTGCCAAGCTCAAGGGAGCTCCGCCAAGGCTTCTGCAGTTCCTCAAAACGGACCTGGTGTTTGTTGCTGCGGATACCCGTGACCTAGCGGCAAGGCTTGCAGGCAGCAGATCCGGAAAGTTGGGTGCCTCAATCCAAGGCCGGGTTGTAGCGACATCGAATGCCGTATCCGTTGTCCTATTCTCGGAGGGGGTCCCTTACGCAGCCATCCAGGAGCGTGGCGGAACAATCGCTGCTCGGATCATATCTGCAGCCAAGGCGAGAGCACTAGCCTTCGTTTGGGGAGGCTCGGGAGCTCATGCTGGCGGCTACGCCTTCTTCACCTCGGTCAGCTGGCCGGGAGCAACCATCACCCCAAAGCATTACATCCGCAATGCCATGGTGAACAAGCGAGCAGAGTTCGAAAGAGTCTGCCGTGCTGCAATAGCCAAATCGTTGGAGGTGTAGCTCATGAGCATTCCTCCTTCGACTCGTGAATCGGTCATGACGGCGCTGCTAGCCAAGCTGACACCTCTGTCTCCCAATACATTCCCAACCGTCAGCCGTAAGCTCAGGATGTGGGATGACGTTGGAGCAGAACAGCAACCTGCACTGTTCATGGTCGAGCACACGGAGAAGGCACTTGCAGTTCCTCGAGGCCTCCCACGTAAGGCTGAGTGGGACGTCATGCTGTTCATCTATGCCAGGGCTGATGGTGAGGGTACTGTCGGGGCGACTACCCTGAACAACTTGCTTGATGCGGTTGAGGCGGCTCTAGGATTGGATCCTGGAACAGCCAAGACCACACCAAACAACGTTCTCACCCTCAACGGCACTGTCTATCGTATCTGGGCCGAAGGTGACATCATCAAAGACCCGGGTGACCTGGAGGGTCAATGCTTGGCTCTCTATCCGATCAAGATCCGACCACCGTAAGGAGCACAGAGATGACTGGTGACGAAGAAATGGTCGAAGAGCTCGGTGCTATCGAGCATAGCGACCATGAGTCTCATGACGAGCCTGCAAAGAGCGATACCATGCGCGACAAGATCGACGCAGGTATCCGCTCCTGGTTCGTCGAATACATCCACAATTCCCCTGTCTCGCGGTCGGGGGAATCACTGAACCACGTGAGTGGTTCCTTGGGAGCCCTCCGCGAATCCATCATGAAGGAGCTCGCATAACATGCAGTTTTCGTTTGGCTCCGGACTCCTGTGGGGCTCGAGGACCGACGTGGCAAATTCCACGCCTGTCCGTTTCGGGGCCATGCAGGATGTCTCGGTCGACTTCGACGGTGAACTCAAGGAACTGTTCAGCCAGTACACGTTCCCGGTTGACGTCGCACGCGGCAAGACGAAGATCACAGGCAAGGCGAAGATGGCGCAGATCATCGCCGTCCAGTTCAACAACCTGTTCTTCGGCGGCACCGCGAGCACCGGGCAGAACCTTGTGGCATCCGATGAAGCGGGTACCATCCCAGGAACCCCATACCAGATCACGGTGGCCAACGGCGCCACCTTCCTCCTGGATCTGGGTGTCCGTGATGGCACCACAGGGCTGCCCCTGACGCTCGTGGCGTCGGCGCCCGCAACGGGGCAGTATTCGGTTGCAACCGGAGGCGTGTACACCTTCGCCGCAGCGGATACCACCAAGACGGTGCTGTTCGACTACGCCTACACCGCGGTCACCGGCAAGAAGGTCCACGTCAACAACCAGCTGATGGGCAGCTCGCCCCGCTTCAAGCTGGTGTTCAACGACACGTACGAGGGGAATCAGATGACCTTGATCCTCTATTCCGCGGCGTCGAACAAGCTGTCGTTTGCCACCAAGCTGGACGACTATACCATCCCGGAGCTGGACTTCAGCGCGTACCAGGATGCTGGCGGCAACGTCTACGAATTCTCCTCGGCAGCATAAGGAGGGCACAACGAAGCGGACAGGGTCCTAGAGCCGAAGGACCTTCGTTCGCGTCCATCAGAACTTCCCTAGCAACTAGCCCCCGTTAGAGGGGTAATGGAGTTACACGATATGGATTCTCCCGATACCCAGACACGGACAGCGAGCCTCCTCCTTGGAGGGGCACAGTATACCCTCCTGCCAATGAACCTTCGCACCCTGAAGGTTGCCTGGCCCATTCTTTCGCGGTTGAATCGCCTCACCGAAGAGCAGCAGAAGCTATCGGACTCTCTGGCCTCCGATCCTGATTCGGGAGAGAAGCTGATGGCGGCCCACGCCAATCGGATGGACCTCATCGCTCAGGTGATGGTTGCATGCCTCCAGCAGGCTGATCCCGGCATGAACTTGGACAAGTTCGAGCAGCTGATGGTGTACGATGAGACCGTACTGATGCTTCAGACCTTCACCGATCTGCTGGTGATATCCGGGCTCGATAAGTCGGGGGAAGCTCAGCCGTCGGCCGAGGCAGCAGTGAGCCAGGATTCGACGGCAACTGGGACGGGATCATTGCAGAGCTGACCGCGCTGGGGATCGGAGGGGGAAACTGGGATACTGTGGAGACTACCATCACACTTCCCAGGCTTGGAGCTCTTAGAGCCTATTGGGCTAAGGTTCCTCCGATCTCCGTCCTCATGGCTGCCCGGTATGGTCTGAAGGGAGCTGAGCCTAAAGGGGAAGTGATCCGAGGCAAGAAGCTATTCGACATGATCATGGCGGCAGGTGGGAAAATAAAGAATGTCGGGCTCAGCGGGTAACGTCAATGCTCAGCTTACTGCTAACATTGCCCAGTTTACTGCGGCGATGGCGGCAGCAGCTGCCTCAGTCCAACAGTTCACCACAGCTTCCCAGAATGCCGCCAACCAGGCAGCCGCGTCGATGGCTACGGCCGCAGCCTCCATCAACGCGTCAGCCAATCAAGTCACAGGCGCGTTCAACAACGTCTCGCCTGCCATAGGCAAGACGACTACCCAGCTCAATACTTTAGGCCTACGTGCTAATTTCGTAGGCCGAGAGCTGCATGCAATCGTCGATGAAACCATCACGGGCCGCTGGACCCAATTCAGCGGTACGATAGCCAACGTGGTTGGCACGATGGCCCAAGCCAACCCGATCCTTACTGCTCAGATCGGCATTGTCGCTGCTCTCGCAGCAGGTGTAGCTGTCCTAGCCTATCAGTGGGCAGCAACAGCTACTGCTATCAACCATGCCGAAGGTGAGATGCTCATCGTCGGGCAGCATGGTGCTGGGGCGGTCAATGCAATCAAGAACAGCCTGGCTGACTCCTCCAAGACCTGGGATATGTGGGGGAGCGATGCACGTAAAGTTGAGATTGCAATCCGGTCTCTGGGAGGGCCCTCAGCCCAGTACTCCCAGCAGATAAAGGACATCGCGGCAGCTCATGCCACTCTCATGGGTGGCGACGTTGTCAAGTACACCGAGGAGATTGCCAAGAAGTTCAACGAGGGTGCCGAGGGCGCTCTCACCTGGGCTGACAGTATTCATCTGCTCGATGGCCAGACAGCCAGCAACGGCTCGACGCTCCATACCTACGTAGATGACCTGATCAAGGCTGGGCAGCAAACCCAGGCAATGCAGATCATCGTCGATGCGGCCAACACCAGGTTTGTCAAGGCTGCTAAGGATAGAGTGTCTGCCTCCCAAGAGATGCGGCGCCAGGCACTGGTCTCTGGAGAAGGCACTGGATTAGCATTCACTCCTGAAATTGCGTCTCCTCAGCCCCTTCCAGATCAGAAGGTTGCCGATCCTCGCGCAGCCGAGGACAGTGCGACTGTTGATAAGATCAACGAGGCCTTAAGACGTAGGACTCAGTACACGCAGGAGCTGGCTGCAGCCCAGACAGCTTTGATGAGGGCTCAGGAGTCAGGAGATGCTCCGGCTATCATTGCGGCCAACGAGGCTATTACCGCAGTCGAGCAGAAGCTCACCCAGACCCATACGGTCTCTGAGCAGCAGCAACATGAGGCTACCCTGGGCAGGCTGCAGCAAGACCTTGCAGCGCAGAGGGACTTCGCAGATCGCCGTATACCTATCCTCAAGTCAATCGCTACGGAGGAGTCGAAGTTCTACGGGGAGAGCAGCGCTCAGGCTCGTACAGCGCAGAACCAGATTGCTGAGGGGCAGCGCGCTGCAAGCGATGCAGCTCTGCGGCTGAAACTGGCCGAACTCCAGGGGCAGGAAGTAGCCGTACGTAATAGCGTAGGCGCCCAGATTGCCATCGAGGATCAGAAGCTTGCAGTCCTTAGGGCCTATGGTAAGCAAGGTACCATTGAGTATCAGGAGGAGCTGAACAGGCGTACGGCTCTGACGGTTACGGCCGGTAACCGTTCAACCACCATGGACATTGAGGCTCTCAGAGCCAAGCAGGCTGCTCATGCTGGAGACTATCAGTTCCAGCTGAACATCGAGAACCAGATCCTTGGCATGCTGAAGGATCACTATGGGCAGGCCTCGATCGAGTACCAGAAGGAGCTGATCCATAGGGAAGAGCTGCAGGTTGCCGCAGCTAAGCAGGAATCTGCGATCGCAAGGGACGTAGCCAACACTCAGCGTGAGGTCTCGCGCTCACAGCAGCGTATGGCTGAGCAGCTCTTCAAGTCCCAAAGCCATGGAGGTACCTTTAGCCTCCTTGAGTTGCTCGGAGGTACCGACGGAACTGCCCAGTTCAAGGATCAGCTTGCTCAGATCACCGAGGCGCATAAGCAGGCTATCGATGCCATCAAGGAGCAACAGGCTGAGGCCGTCGACCCTCTGCAGATGCAGAAGGCCTTGGATACCGAGATCAGGGAGAATCAGAGCTTTGCCGAGCAGATGCAGAGAGTCCAGCTGCAGGCGGCCGATTCAACCCGTAAGGCTTGGGAGAGTGTTGGAAACGGCATCGCCAGCAGCATAGCTAACTCCCTATCGGGCATGCTCACTGGTACCAGGACGGTAGCGCAGGGCATCGGCTCAATCCTGCAGTCTCTGATGACGAAGGTGCTAGATTACAGCCTGAAGATGGCTGCTCGTTGGTTGATTGACCGAGCCCTAGAGCTAGCGGGGACGAGCTCAACAGAGGCCGCAAAGACAGCTGCAACAGCTGCCGGCACGGCTACACGTACTGGCCTTACCCAAGCAGAAACCGCCGCGGAGAATAGCAGCTTCATCCTTAGGGCTTTGAGGTGGATTGCCTCCGAGCTGGGGATGACTGAAGCCACTACGGCAGGAACAGCCGCACGCGCCACCGAACAGGCAGCTGCGGCAGCTGAGACGGAAGTCACCGCAGCAACGGTCAATGTTGGTCAGGTCGAGTCCTATGCGGCGATTGCAGCAGCTGGAGCGGCAGCTTCTGTCGCAGCCACTCCGTTTATCGGACCTGAATTGGCTGTAGCTGCCGCTGCTTCTACCTATGCAGCCCTCCAGCCTTATGCAGCCATAGCCGCCCTGGATGTGGGTGCTTGGAATGTTCCTCAGGATATGGTCGCTCAGATCCACAAGGACGAGATGGTGGTTCCTGCAACCTTCGCTGAAGGCGTAAGGCAGCGAGGCGGATTTGGGGGAGAGAGCAGCTCAGGCGTTGTAGTGAACCACTCTCCCAGCATAAGCGCTTCCGGAGGAGGTGTGACTGCTAACCAGATCGAGTCGATGCTGTCCCTCTCCAGGAAGGATATGTTCTCCTATCTGAATAGCATCACCCGTAATGGGGGTTTGCGACTTCCTGGAAGGGGTCTGGCGTAATGGGCCTATTTGTCTTCGAAGGCTGGGACCACTACGGCAGCGCCAGCACTGACATGCTCACCAGGAGCGGCCGGCTGCAGTGGACGAGCTCTTCCTGTGCAATCTCTGCTCTTAATAGGGCAGGAACAGGAAAGAGTCTAGCATTCGGCCAGGGAGGTTCCCTATTCGGATCCCTGTCCCAGAACTTTGGCACGATCATCTTCGGCATGGGGATCATATTCAACCAGAGTAGCGGCAACGATAACTTCCGCATATTCCTGTTGGATGGAAGCATAGGTACCCAGGTCGAGATCGAGCTGAAGCCGAGTACTGGCCAGATTAACCTGTACAGAGGTCCGGGTACAACCCTCATCTACAGCAGCCTGCTGAATCAGTTTCCTGTCGGCGTATGGTGCTTCTTTGAGTTCAAGCTGAAGGTTGACAATACCACCGGAACGTTCGCCTTCCAGGTCAACAGCATCCTGAAGGACAGCGTCTCAGGTCTTGACACTCAGACTACGATCAACTCGTGGGTTAACGTACTCGAGATAACCACCTTCCCAGCAGGCTCGGGCTGGACGGCCAACGTTGACGACCTGTACATCAACGATATCACCGTCGATCCGGGCCCCTATCCGATGAACGACTTTGCCGGCGATCTCCGAGTCGTTACCCTGTTTGCTGTAGGCAACAATTCGGTACAGTGGACGCCTCTGGCAGGCACTAACTGGCAGGAGATCAGCGAGGTAGCCTTTGACGGGGATACGACGTACAACTCCACCACCACTCCTGGCCAGGAGGATACCTTCAACTATGGAGCTCTTCCGGCCACAATCAACCACGTCATCGGTGTGCAGGCAACAGGAGCTTACCGTAAGACCAATGCATCGACTGTCACGTTCCAGCAAGCCGTCATCTCCGGGGTGACCGAAGTCTACGGTACGTTGCAGTCAGCAGGCAACAACTATGCGTACTTCACCGATCTCTACCTGACGGATCCTAATTCGGGAGCCGCCTGGACAACCACAGCAGTCAACAGCATCAAGGTTGGCTACAAAGACATCACCGTCTAATGGCTGAGAACGCCTCCCAAATCGTAGCGGAGATCCTAGGTGTCGATGTTTCGTTCATCCGTGTCTCGCAGATCGTGGTTGAGGCTACGGCTGTCGATGTGTCTTTTATCCGGGTTACTCAGCTGGTCACGGAAGTGGCGGCTGTCGACACGAGTACTGCTCGGGTGTCACAGATTGTTACCGAGGTTCTTGGATTCCTTCAGACCCTCCGGTGCTCTCAGCTTGTTCTTGAAATACTTATCCTCAACCTCCTGGTGCCTATTCCTCCTCCACCAGGGCCTCCACCACCAGGAGATGGTCCTGTGGCACTAGTTTATCCTGACCTGATCGGCCTGGGCTACAGCGTCTTCAAGCGGCCTATCTTCAAGACCGGGGTCAGTGAAGCCACTAGCCTACGTGAGGCTCGCATAGGCTACGCTCAGAACAATATCTGGGAGTGGGATCTTTCGTACGACTACCTGCCTGATATGCAGGCGAACGGTACCACTGCTACGGATCTGAAGACCCTTATGGGCTTCTTCCTGGCATCGCATGGAGGACTGTTCGGCTTCCTGTTCACAGATCCTGACGATCACGCAATCGTAGGTCAGGGTATTGCAGTTACCGATGGGACGACCAATACCTGGCAGCTCTGCCGCAACTTTGGCTGGGGTACAGTCTCCCCCTCGATCGTGTCCGAGACTCCCTTTGAACCTGTAGGGTTCGTAAACCTCACGAAGCCCTTCACGGTATATTTCGACGGCGTCCCGATTGACCCCTCGACCTATGACGTAGTGACTACCGATCCGTACAATCAGCTTCTGCGGATGCATTCGACTCCCACTGCAGGGGTCACCGTCACTGTAGACATGTCGTACTACTTCTACGTCAGGTTCAAGGATGACCAGTATGACTTCGAGAAGTTCGTCAACCAGATATGGCTGACGAAGAAGGTGACTCTCCGGTCGTTGAAGGGGGCGTAGATGCGAACTGCCAGCCCTGCACTGGTCTCCTTCCTGCTGAGTAAGCAGCCCTATCTGAAGGCTGACCTATTCACGTTCACGTTCCAGGGAGGCAGTCAGCTTCTGGTGACGAGCTTTGACTACCCGGTTATCTATGGCCTTCTGGAGTGGGTGGCTGTTGGGCCACTAGTACAACGCTCCAAATGGTCAGTCAAGAACACGATCGAGGTCCCTACCTTGGAGGTCAACCTGTTCTCCAATGGGGAGGACTACAACGGGCAGAACATCAAGCTGCTCATCCATCAAGGGCTGTTCGACGGCTGTAACCTCCTACTGCAGAGAGCATTCATGCCTGCACTAGGCGATACCTCATTAGGCTTGGTTACGCTATTTGGCGGACGCGCTGGCCCTGTGGAGCTTACGGCGCGGGGAGCCAAGATCACCTTCAAAGGGTCCAATGTCCTGATGGAGCAATTCATGCCACGGAACAGATATGAGCTCGGCTGTATTCATGCGCTGTATGACGCAGGCTGCACACTGAACAGGGTGTCATTTACCTCGGCCAACACTGTTGGCGTAGGCTCTGATACCAACACCATTGTCTGGGGCACGTCACCTGCCAATGCGGTGAACTATACCAAGGGCTATGTAACCTTCACCAGCGGCAGCTCTAACGGCCAGCGGCGGACTATCTCGTCGTCCGATGGGACTTCGTTCTCCATGGCATATCCTCTCTTCAGCACTCCTGTTGCTGGGGATACCATGAATGTTACCTTTGGCTGTGACAAGACTCGCGACGGAGGTCAGGGCTGCGCCTTCTTCAGCAACCAGCAGAACTTCCGAGGGTTCAAGAATATCCCGCCTGCGGAGACAGGGCTGTGAGCAGTCAAGAATTCGGCATCCCTACCGATCCAATCCCTCTGGCCGCCTGTCTGCCTCTTACTCCTGAGCGAGAGGCCGACCTGAGGCTGAAGGTTATCCAGGAGGCCCAGAAATGGATCGGTACTCCATATCGGCAGCAGGCTGACATTCTGGGAGCGGGGATTGACTGCTCGATGCTGCTGGTGCGTGCTTGGGTGGATTCCGGAACGGTACAGCCTTTCGATCCTCGGCCATACCCACCAAACTGGCACATGAATAACGATGAGGAGCGGTATCTTCATTGGATGGACAAGTGCGCTCTGGAGGTTGAGCAGCCTAAAGCCGGAGATGTAGTCCTGTTCAAGTTCGGCAGATGCTTCTCCCATTCAGGCGTCTTGGTCAACGAGACCCAGATGGTTCATGCCTGGGCAGCAGACGGCAAGTGTTCTCAGGCCGATCTGAATGAGGCTTGGGTAAGATACCTCGGGAAGACCATGACCTTGAGGCCCCGGAAGTTCTTCGATGTGTGGGCCAAGATCCGGCAGATTGCTGGGGGGTCCGTCTGATGGCCGGCATATTCGGAGGCGGCAAGGGCTCCAATACCCAGGTTACCAAGTACACTGGGCTGAATATCCAGACTAGCTCTCAAGGCCTCTGCATACCCATTGGCTGGGGCCGCTTCAGAGCAGGCACCAACATCATTGATGCCGTGAACTTCATTGCCACTCCTGTGAAGTCGGGAGGCAAGGGAGGCAAGGGTGGTGGTGGCGGCAAGGGAGGAGCATCCTCCTACAAGTACTCGACAGCCCTGATTCTGAGCCTGTGCGAGGGCCCGATCCAGGATGTGACAACTGTCTGGTCCGATCAGACAACCACCACCCTTGCAGCCCTCAACCTGACGCTCTTCACGGGTACGGCTGTCCAGACTCCTCCTGCCTGGATGTCGAGCAACTTCCCTTCCCATGCAGAGTCCTATGCTCGCACTGCCTATCTGTTCTCCAGCCTGTACGATCTGGGCTCATCTCCGACTGTACCGCAGCACAACTTCGAGGTAGATGGCTACCTCTCAGGCTCCCAGAACTTTGCGCCATCCCATCTGCCGGATGCGAACTTTGCTGACATCATCCAGGATTTCATCACCAATCCTCAGTATGGGATTGATCCCAACGCAACGTACATCGATGCGACGAGCTGGGCTAACTACAAGAACTACTGCCAAGCCCAGAGCTTGTGGGCTTCTCCCTATCTGAACTCGCAGGAGCAGGCGACTTCCATAATCACCCGCTGGGCTCAGCTGTCCAACTCCTTCATCTTCTGGTCAGGCGACCAGATTAAGTTCGTCCCTCTGGGTGATGTCAATATCATCGCCAACACTACCACGTTCCTTGCCAATGTTACCCCCCTGTTCGATCTCGGGCCTGACGACTTCGTCCAGGCGACCTCTTCTGATGAGCCGTTGACGGTCAACAGGACAGATCCAACCGATGGGTACAATATCGTTGAGCTGGACATCCTCAGTAGGCCCAACTCCTACAATAACACACCTATCCGTGCCGAGGATCAGGTCTCGCTAGACCTGTACGGGCAGTTGCAGTCGCAGATTATTCAGGCCAACGAGATCTGCGATCCCGGCGTCGCCAACATCATGGCGGAGCTGATCAAGCAGCGTGCGGTCTACATCCGCAACAACTACTCGTTCAAGCTCTCGTACGCGTACGTGCTTCTAGAGCCTGGGGATCTGGTAACCCTCACACAGGATGGGATTGGCCTGTCAAGGTTCCCTGTGCGTATCCTGACTGTTGAGGAGGACAGTGATGACATCCTGTCCCTCACGGCAGAGGAGTTTCCTTTGGGGGCGGGTCGAGCAGCGGCCTTCACTAGCCAGCCTTCCGAGTCTACTCCTCCGCCCGAAGTGCTTGCGGATCCTGGGAATGTGAACCCTCCTGCCATTATCGAACCAAGCCCGGTTGTCACAAATGGACAGCCCGAGGTATGGATCGGTTTGAGCGGAGGCCCCAATTGGGGAGGAGCCAATGTCTACATCTCCGCGGACAATGTCAACTTCGGTTGGATTGGAGTAGTCAATACTCCCTCACAGCAAGGCGTATTGACTGCCCCGCTTGCCAACCATGCGGATCCGGATAACGTCAATACCCTGGCAATCGACACCTCGGAGAGCGGGGCGGTAGTCTCAACAGCTGTTACTGCAGCCGATGCCGATGCATTCAGGACAGCCTCCCTGATCGACGGCGAGATCGTGTCCTATGGCACAGTTACCTTAACCGGGCCCGATCAGTATTCACTGACAGGCCTACGCCGTGGAGTGTACAATACCTCTCCTGCTTCCCATACTTCAGGGGTTCAGTGGACCCGTATTGATCCGACGGTAGCCTTTGTCTACGCACTGCCTCAGCAGTACGTTGGAATACCCCTGTACTTCAAGTTTGCCAGCTTCAACCAGTTTGGCCATGCTCAGCAAGATGTTGCTACGGTCCCATCTTACCCGTACACTCCTACAGGCGTCGCATTCACGATTGCTCCTCCTACCTCCGCAACTCTGGTAGCCTCCCGAGTTGTCCAGGCTGACTCTACCACCATCCTTGCTATGACTCTTGGTTGGGCAGCTAGCACAGGACCGATGCTGGGTTCGTATGAGGTGCAGTTCTCTAGGGACGGAGGCGTAAGCTGGTTCACTGACAACTCCGTTGGAGCCACTGCCGTATCCTACACCCTATCACCTGCCGTTGCCTCAACCAGCTATCAGGCTCGTGTGCGAGCGGTATCCCAGAGTGGTTTGGCCATATCTTCCTGGCTAACCTCAGCAGTCGTCAATTCAGGCACACTGAACATCGTAGTGCCTTCCACGCCTACGGGGCTCTCGACTACCGGAGGCATCGGGCAGATTGCTCTCACCTGGAATGCTAATGCTGTAGGAGACGCCGTTCTATCCTACACCCTGCTTAGGGCTCCAGGTCCTGGAGGAGCCTTTGGATCGGCTACAACCCTTGCTATCACCAGCGATCTGAACTATACGGATACGGGGCTAAGCCCTGGATCCGTGTACACCTACTTCCTCATTGCCTCGAATGCAGCAGGCAGCTCAGGACATACAGCCGGAGTAGATGGGACTGTTCTCACCCAGCAGAACCTGTGGAATCCGGTCGTATCCCTAACGGATCGAAGGCCGAATCCCAACGAGGAGCTATTCCTCATCACGCTATCCTACGCTACCGGATTGCCTTCAGGGCTGACCAATAGTGCCGGTAGCTGCGAGGTAGCCTTCACCAACTCTGCGGTGTTTACCTTGTACAAGAACGGGATCTCAATCGGGACTGCCACAATACCTTCGGGTACAACTGGTCGCAATATTGCCACGTTCTCGTTCCTGTCCAACGTAAGCTTTGCCGCGGATGACACGTTCAGCTTCAATGCCCCGACCGCGCAGGACCCTACCGGCAAGGGCATCTCGTTCTCCTTCTACGGGTCAAGGTAAGGATCAGTAACATGTCCCGGTCGCGAGTCTACACCGTCGGCTTCAACAACGTCACCCTGGCAGCTGTTCAGGATCTGTTCTCCCTGCTGGCTACAGCCAATATGGCCTTTGAGGTCCACTACGTGAAGTTCGGCCAAGTCACCCAATCGGCGATTGGAGGACTGCGTCTCAGGCTGCGGAGACTGCCTGCCACAGTTACGGTTGGCTCAGGTGGTACTGCCCCAACGCCTGCTCCTATCTTCCCGAACGATGCGGCAGCAACAGTCACCGCGCGAGTGAATGATACGGTTCAGGCTACCACCTCAGGTACCGCCATCGATCTGCCTGATACCTGGGATCTGCCGTTCGGCTATCTCTGGATGCCTCCGGAGAGTGACCGCATCATCATCAAGCCCAGCCAGGCCTTCATAGTATCCCTCGATAGCACGCCAGGTTCTCTGGTGGCGAATGGCCACATGGCCTTCGGCGAACTGTTCTAGGAGTCGGCAGTATGTCACTTCTTGCGAGCGAGGGGTTTGGCTGGTCTACCACTGCAGCCGACTACGCTGCGTACGGATCTTTCGTCACAGGGCCAGCCTCTATCAGCACAGGCGGCCCTCTCGGGGACAATTTCGCAGGTCTAGGTTCTGGCACGATGCTGTGGTCAGTCCCCACGACCAGCGCAACCTTCTTCTTTGGGTGGCGCTTCAACAACAACGGGCTGGTAGCCGACACCATCACGATTGACTTCAAGGATGGTTCCGGCGTCCAGATGCGGCTGCAGTACGTGTGCTCAACTGGCGCCGTGTCATTGGCACGAGGCACGGCTACCAACATCGGATCGTTGGCAGGATCGGGGATCCCGACTACTGGCTTCTGCTACCTGGAGGCCGGTAGCTTCATCAGTGCTACCGTCGGAACCTTCTTCCTGCGCCTCAATGGTGTCACGATCTGGAGCTTGACAGGCCTCAACAATAAAGGCTCTGCGACCTCGACTATCACGCAGGTATCTATGACCACCAATACAGGCACTCAGGTGTCCTTTGCCCACCTCTACCTGTGCGATGATACTGGGTCGGGTCCGTGGAACACCTTCCTTGGCGATGTCCGTGTACAGACGCTCATCCCAACGTCCAACGACGCCGTGAACTTCACCCCCAACGGCCTGGCCAACAACTGGCAGAATGCAGCCAAGATCCCTCCTGTTCCTGCAACCGACTTCAACTCCGATAGCACTGTTGGTGACCAGGACACCTTCAATTGCGGGACGATCTCAGCTAGCACTACCACCGTCTTTGGGGTATGTGTCAAGGACATCCTGCTCAAGAGCGATGCAGGTGCTCGCTCCGGCGAGACCATCCTCAAGTCCGGAGCAACCCAGGTAGCAGGGGCTTCGACTGCCCTATCTACCTCAGGCCAGCAGCTTCGGACTATGTACCAGACGGACCCAAACACCTCAGCCCAATGGACTGTGGCTAACGTCAACGCGGCCAAACCTGGGTATGCTGTGAGCGCATAGTATGACCGACGTCCGTGCAGCCCAAGCAATACAGGAGAGCATAGCCTCCAACCCTTCGCCTGATGCTCGTGCAGCACAGGGGTTGATGGAGACTGTTGCTGCCAACCCTTCGCCTCCTGCACGGGCGGCTCAGGCTATCATGGAGGTGATCACCTCCTCCCAGATACCCAGATACAAGGGGGTAGAGCCCCACCAGATAAGGCTATCAGATGGTGAGCCGGAGGATGATACGCCCTGGAGAGCCTATAAGGCTCGAAGGTACGTACCTCCATCAACAGGCTATAGCGGTCCTCCGCCTCCTTTAAGACGGATGCTGGCCGAGCCTCCTGAGGACACTACGCCTTGGCTGAATGCAAGGCATCTAGCCCATGCATTCTCGCAGAGTAGACCTTACCTTCAAGTGTACGTATAGCCGGAGGACTTCAAGTGTCAGATCCAACCCCGTTTCTGGAGGGTGCTTCCGACTGGGTCAGATGGCTCATAGGTATTGCTGTTGCTCTGATCCTTGCAGTATTAGGAGGGCTGGGACATCTCCTGAAGCACCTGTTCGCCCGAGTCGAGGCAGTCGAGGCTACTGCTAGGGAGGTTGCATCAAAAGGGGATGCCAAACTCTGGGCTGAGATCTCGGCCATCCGAGCTGAGAGCCGTACGGCTTACGGAGAGCTACGCACTGTTATCGAGTCCCACCATACTGAGGCGGAGCACTATAGATCCAACATCCTAACCATGATGGCCAGTAAGAACGATGTGCACCGAGAGATTGATAGGGTGATCGACGAGATTGATCGGGTTGTAGATTCCATCACCTCGGTATACTCTCCGATGAGGCAGAGATCTAGCCCTCCCCGCCTAAGGCGTACCAGAACTGCGGGAGAGGATACGGGTGGCGAGCCGGAAGCCTGAACGCAAAGGAGCCGTAACATGCCTCTGACTAAAGACGACATATTCAACATGGCAGTCAAGATCATCCTGCTGGATGAGGGCCGGATGTCCGACGATCCTGTGAATGATCCCAGCGGAGGCCTGACCAAGTTCGGCATCTCACAGACTCAGCACCCTGAGGTGGATGTAGCCTCACTGACTCAGGATGGAGCCGTCCTGATCTACCGCCACCAGTACTGGGATGCGGACCGTTGTGGTGAGATGCCCTGGCCTCTGTGCCTGATGGTATTCGACACCAACGTCAATCAAGGGCCCGGACTCGGCCCGAAGCTCCTGCAGATGGCTCTGAACAAGTTCGGAAGCAATCTGAAGGTGGATGGCCGGATAGGCGATGTCTCCATGAAGGCTCTTCTAGCTCAGGAGCCTTGGGAGCTTACAGCCAGGATGCTCGCCATGCGACTGGTTGTCTACTCACGATCCTCGCTATGGCCCAATGACGGTGAGGGCTGGTCATACCGAGTTGCCAAGAACGCTCTCACTGCTGGCCGTCTATGGCCATCAAAGGAAGGATATGACAATGCACACAGTTGACCTGACGTTACTGGTTCCGATCCTGGGGCCGATACTCCTCGCGATCGTCACGGTATTCTCCCCGTTCATCCTCCGCAAGCTGGCAATGCTGCTGCACATCAAGTACACCGATGCGCAGATGGCTCAAATGACAGCCCTGGTGGATGATAAGGCCTCCAAGGTGTACGCGTACCTTGCCGAGAGGGGCCTGACGTATCTGTCGGTGAACGTCAAGAACGAGCTCCTCGCACGGGTCTTGACCGAGATCATCGACGAGGCTCCAGGGTTGATTGCCTCGCTGGGCCTAACCCAGGATGCCGTCCACCAGAAGCTGCTGGCCGCCTACAGCGACAAGCTGGTTGCAGATACGGCCGTAACGCTGGCCCCCTCACCAGCGCCGGTATCAGCCACAGTCAAGACTCTGGGGATGCTGCTGGTATGCAGCCTCGTCCTGTCGATCTCGGCCTGCAGCGATCTGACACCCCAGCAGCAGAAGGTCATCATGGCAACCTGCACCTGGGACAAGATCCAGCAGCCCTTGCTGAAGCAGGTCGTTCCGGTACTTCTGCCGCAAGCGGCTGCGGGAGTCTCCCTGGATGAGCTGATCGTCCATCCTTCGGTGGTGGCTGCCTGCGATGCTATCGGGGCGACCCCTTCAGCTGTGGCTCCCGCGTCAGCGCCAGCCCCAGCCCCATCGAAGTAAGGAGGTTGGCCGGGACCTGAGAATCCTCCGGCCAACCACGCTTAGGCGTGAACTTGCGGGGCCTTCGGGCCCCGCCTTTTTACCCGGAGCTCACCTCTCCTCGATCACCTGCAGAGGCTCAGCCTCTACCGCAGCTTGCGCGCGAGCAGTCTTCTGGAGACGCCAGGTAGGAACCGCCCCGGGATTGCGGTTGAGGGTGAGCCAGATAGCCATGGCATCTGCAATCTTCAGAGCCTCGACAACCTGTTCGAGATCAAGCAGAGGCCGAGTCCCCCGAGAGACCTCTTCAAGACGTTCATACGCCCACAGCTTGACCTTCTCCGGAGCCTTAGGGTCTCGCCCCAACAAGCAGAACTTCGGCTCTCCAGGCAGGGCAGACTCTTCGCAGCAGAACTTCCCAGGGTTCTCCTTCGAGCCGTAGTTCGCTGGGGTATGCATGGACATGGAGACAGCCGAGAACGGCTCGTTCATATCTGCTTCCCTCCCTTTGCTGCCCGGTTCTCCAGCTTGTGATCCTCCCGGGTCATGTTGTAGCGGGCCTTTGCCTCATAGGCCTCGCCCAGACGCAGTCCCTTGGCGCCGGCATAATCGAAGATCCGATGCAGAGCGTCGGCCAGCTCCTCCTCCTCGTTGGTGAAGCCTGGGATTTTGGTACTGGGAGCCTCAGTACGATTGCCTTCCAGCGCCTCGCTGATCTCGCTGTGGATCAGAGCGATCAGCTCACCGCAGTTGCGGTTCGAAGGGACGATCTCTCCTGTGGCCTTGAAGTGGTCCAGATCGGACCACCAGCCGGGAGCCGCTGATAGCCCATGGCTCATGCGGCAGAACTCGTCAATCCGGATAGCAGCAGCGGATATGTGGTGGGTGAAAGTATAGGACGCCAGATACTCACGAGCCTCGAGGGCGGTCATTGAGGAGGAGGTATACCGAGCCATTATTCGGAGTCCTTTCGGGTGCTGAAGTGTCGACATGCAGGAGCTTTGGATTCCACCTTCGGCCAGCCAGAATGCTCCATGATTCCTGGCGTCTCTCCTTGCTTCTTCGGCGGGATGAGGAAGTACTGGACCTTCGGAACGTCACCGTGACACTCCCTGACGGAGAAGTCAACCTGGCCGCCAATCTGGGCTACTGCCTGGGCGTATATGCACCTGCCGCAGCTACGCTCGGGCAGATCCTTGACAGGCATGATGTTCTTCAGGCTTGCCAGTGAAGAGTCACTTGACATCGTAGATTCCTTTCAGATTAGGTTGCTTCGGGCCAGAGATCATCTCGGTCTGTAGTTGGAGCAAAGCCCCAGACAGTCGAGCCGTCGTCGGAAGTCCAGTCTGAATCGTCCTCATCGTCGTCAGAGCCCAACTCAGAGGCACTCCAGGTAGGCGCGGGTTTCTCCACCCCGAGCTGACCTTCCAGTACATCTCCGTGCGCATCCCTAGAGGCAAGAGCCCTAAGGACGGCTTCATTGGGGATGTACCACTCTTCTGGATTGCTGGGCTGGTATTCATACCTGAACTCCCTTGGATTCCTGTATATAGACCACCTACGGCCAACGTCGGCTTCGGCTATGAACGGTATCTTAGTCAGACCCCACTCAGGGGCTATCGACTCTAGACAGGTGACGATCACATGCTTAGCCCAGGCTATCACCTCTGGGATATCTGGGCATTCGAACATTACCTCATCGTGTACCTCATTAACCGGATTGATTCCAAACGGCCTCAGGATAGGAGCTGCCTTTGCTCCTCCTAGTAGGCAGATATCGTGTGCGATGGACTGATGCGGGAAGTTGGAAGCCTCGTTCTGCAGACCCATCAGGTTCTCTTGCGTGACTATCCAGTGCCGCTTCTTGCGGCCGAATACCGTCACCAAGTTCTGGCCCTTCAAAGGTGCAGCTCGGCATTTGCCGATAAACTCCCAAGCCTTCGGACTACGCTTAGCCCACTTGTCGATGAACTTCTGGGCTTCCCCTACACTGATCTTGAACTCCTCGGCAATCGACGGGGCGGTTCTCCCGTACACAATCCCAAAGTTCACAGCCTTGGCCCTCATCAGCTGCTCTAGGCCTTCAGGATTCTTATCCCTGCCGCGCGCAGTCCAGCCGGGGAAGAACTCTTCAGCAGTCTCATGGTGAAGCTTTCTCTTACTGCCTGGCGCATACACTCCCAGCAGGTACTCGTCTCCCGAGAGTACAGCAAGTGACCGCAATTCAGCCTGATTGAGGTCTGCCTTAATGAATACGTGAGCAGTTGAGGCCATGTACATACTGCGGATAGCAGGCCCGCGCGGTACGTTTTGCATGTTTGGTCCACGAGAAGAAAGCCGCCCACTGCGGGTCCCGTGAATGAGGTATGTGGCATGGACTCTTCCATCAATGTTGACGTTGCGCACTAGGGAGTCTACATAGGTACTCTTGGCCTTCTTGGCCTTCCGGTAGTCCTGCAACCCTTTGATAACTGGATGCGCAGGGAGCTCAAGTAGGACTGCCTTAGCAGTCGAGCGATTGCCTGGCCTCTTCGGCTTCAGCTTGAGTAGGTCAAACAGGACTACAGCTAGCTGCCTGGGACTATTCGGGTTAAGCTCCCCTACGTATCCGGCCTGCTTAGCCACAGCTTGCAGCCTTGCATAGGCATCATCGATCTCTCCCTGCAGCCTCTTGGATTGGTTTTCCACCCTGTTGGGGCATACGGCAATACCTTGGGTCTCGACTCTGTACAGGAACTCAGATGCCTTCATCAGGACTTTGGTGTAGAGCTTTTCCAGGTTTGGATCAGCGGAAACTCTCGCCCTGAGGATGTCGAATACCTGCCTGGTATTGCTCGTATCGAGAGCCAGGTAACGATATAGAATAGGCTTAGGAATAACTCGGTAAGAGGTCTTCTTGTTTGGCAGGTAGGGTTTGAGCATATGCTTGTAGTCGGGCGCTCCGATGAGGTCGTTCCCTACCTGCTCCAGATCGTGAATCCCTCCCTGTTCATCCAGAGCGTAGGACAGGAGCATGGTATCTTCATCGCAGCGGGCTATCTCACCAAGCTCCCGCTTCATGAACCGCATATCAAACTTGCCGTTGTGCCAGATGAACCTACCCTCGGCTTCCTCAAATAGAGCCTTCAGGAGAGGCACCAACCGCTCAGGGATGATGTAAACAAGGTCCGCGTCCGCGCAAATCCCAACCGCCAGGACCTCATCGGTCAGCTGATTGAAACCCCCAGTCTCCGTATCGCACGCGATAAACGGTTTAGATTTCAACGCTTTAGCGAGCTGCCTTACTTGGAATCCGTTACGTAGAACCAACCACCGAGGAACCACAGGCTTCTTCGGCGGTATTCCGTTCAGGAGGTCGAAGCAGTATGCGATGTCCTCCCGGAACTGCCGATAATTCCCTGTTCCACGTAACAGCGCTGCAGGATGTAAGACAGGCAACAAGCCGATACGAGCCATCGAAGATGGCAAAAGTTGTCCCCGAATCTGGGTGATCTTGTAGCCAGAGTTCCCAGTCAGTGAACGTAATGCGTGGTTCCCCATTGCCACTATCAGGTCTCGGGGGTGCTCCATAACCTGCCCAAGCAATCGTGATTGGCATGCAGCCGCTCCTTTTGTCACTGCCGCCATATTCTTCTGGGCGTCTTTTGAACGTGGCGGTAAGCATTGGCAAGCGTTCAGGATCAGTATGTCATCTGAGGTGTCGATACCCCACTCCAGTAGCTGGACTGCAAGCGGGAGGGTTCTCCAGAACACCTCTCCTGATGGGCCCGTCAGAGGTGTCTTGTGCACCATCTCCTGAGTACCAGGAGCTTCCCCTACAAAAACAACCCTGGCCTTAGGGTTTCCTCTTGATCCTACCTTCGGACCACCATATGGGCAGTTCTCACACGGTAGGAGACAGCTCTCATATTTCTGAGCCGGCCCGGATTGCTTCATCGGGTGGCTACGTCCTTCATGTCACGCATGGCAAAATTGCGGTACTCGTTCTTGTCCAGGTCCAGAGCATTCAGGAACCACTGCTCACCTTGATGGTAGGCTGAGCTACCGTACCAGACACGCATCGGCAGGACATGCCGACGCTCGGTCTCCATCTTGTAGTTCGTGTACATGAACGTCAGCTCGCGCCAAGCCCCGTCACGCTTGAAAGATGCTGACTCCACTACCATGGTCATTGGATCCTCCTGCTTAGTACTGCCGCGTCGCTTCAGGAACGCTGGGAACACATCGGCCCCACTTGTAGCCGTGTAGATCACCGGCCCTGCGGGCTTGCAGGTAACGTCGGGAGGCTCAGATCTCGCGGAAACCCTGTCAGAAGCGCCGCGCGCTAGTTCGTGGCTCCCGTAAGACGTCCTGACGAGTCTCCTGATCGCTGCAATCATCAGGTAGCCTCCGCCAGCCGGCTATCGGCAAACCAAACAGCATAGGATGTTCCGTTGTGCATCCAGGATACCTCCACCTCGTGGGCTCCGTCAGAGTGCCAACGGAAGCCTGTTACGGTTCCTTTGATGGAGGGGTCTCCGTCGATGATGACCCGGTCGTTGTGAGCCCATCGGCTGATGAAGGTACTTCGGTAGACACTGGGCGGGTTCTGAGCCATACGAGTTGTTCCTTCAGCTCGGCTAGCCTGGCAGCTCGCCAGGCAGGCAGCATCTCAAAATAGCCGTCGTAGTCCTGATACACGAAGTTGCCATGCTCGGCGACGATGTATTCCGGGAATGTTACATCCAGGAACTCTATCTCCCTTAGGATGGCTTCTTCGGTATCAGGAGTCGACATTAGCGGGCCTCCGAACTAGTGCGCAAGCACTTGGATTGGATCCAGTCGCGTGTGTTGTGCCTAGCCGTATTGGATCCAGCTGCGCACGAGGCTGAGATTCGCGACCGTCTCCGGATGGATGAAAGGCACTGCGGTATCCCACCAATCGCCTCGAGGTGCGTGTGCCTTCTGCTTCCGAGAGATCATCTGCCTGTTCTGGCCCATACGTACTGGGACAGCCGAATCGATCCCCAGAACGCCTGGCAGCTTGGCGCACGCGATGTCATCCTCCATATTCTCGGAGAACCCAAGCAGGTGAATGAACGGCCCATGCTTGCGAGCTGCTAGGTGCAGCTCCCGAGTCTCCCACAGCCACTTGACGAACTCTGCGCGGCTGCCGAGCATCTCGGTCACGAACCTCCCGACTCCCCAACAGCCTACACCCTCGATGTAGCGCATCTCGTAGGCACATTCCTTCAGTTCCTCCAGGGAGTTGCCTTGAGGAACGACCATGAATTGCTGCGTACCGAAGTTGAGCAGGTTGCTGAAGAAGTCGGCACCCCTGAAGGACAGCTCCAGAGTCTCGTCCTTCTTCCTGATCACGTCAGGAAGTACGACTACTTGGGAGGGTACGATACTCAGAGCCGTCCCCATGACTTGCGGAGTCACAGGGTAGCCCAGCTCGATGATGCTGTTGTCCATGATCACCATGCTGTTGGGAGGCAGCAGCTCCTTGTACTCATGGGGCTTGGCTGCTACATCGTGAGCCAGCAAGAGGTGGTACCTGCCCACCACATGCTCGCCCTGCTCCCTCAGGGCACGTAGCAATTGGGGAGGAGCAACAGGTGCGAATTGGGTCATGTGGCTACTCCCTCCGGCCGATGAGCGAGAAGAACTCACTCCGCGCTGCTGGGACATCCCGAAAGATTCCCCGCACGCATGAGGTTGAGGTTGACACTCCCGGAACGTTGACTCCCCTGCAAGCCATGCAGGAGTGCTCGGAGTCGATGACGCAGATCACTCCTTTGGCATTGGTATAGCGGTCGAGGGTATCGACGATCTCCTCACACAGCAGCTCCTGCATGCTCGGGCGGCTGGTGCCGATAGCATCCACCAGGCGAGCCAGCTTGCTCAGCCCTACGACCTTAGTGTTGGGGATGTAGCCGAGGAAGGCCTTCCCTACAGCCGGAAGCAGATGGTGCTCGCAGCACATCCGGAAAGGGATGTTGCGTTGGACAACCAAGCCGTGGATCCCCTCGGCTCGCGGTCCCTCGAATAGCTCTCCCAATACTTCGGAGGTGTCAGATTGACGGTTGAACTCCCCGAGGTATCGTAGGAACCTCCCAGGAGTCTTCTGGTAGGCTTCGGTGCTCAGGGTTGAGCCGAATATTCCCCACAGGGCGTCCCGAATCAGCTCCTCGCGGTAGCTCTGCTGGGGATGCACGGGAGTTCCCTTCCAGATCTCTTCGCCGGCCGTCTCCTCTGCTGCTCCCATCATATCGGCAGGCGCATAATCGAAGGTCTCGAAGTTCTCGACGGTCTTGTGGGGCTTCCGAGGAGAGCTTACCTTCTTGCCAGCCTTGCGCGATGTGGAGGTCTTCCGGTTCTTCCGAATTGCCACGATCAGACTCCTTGAGTATGACCCCAGAGCAAAGCATGCATCTGGGGTAGGATTGTTACATTACGCCACTCCTGATTGGCCAACACCTCACTGGAGATAGTCCTGAAGCGATCCAGGATCCCCTGTGTGGTGAGAATCAGACCTTCGGCCTCTTCAGGCCGGTCAGTCCCGATCGAGAGGAAGAACCTGACTCGGGGATACCTCTGGTGGAGGAGCAAAGCCCAATCAAGATCCACGCGATCGAATACCACTACCTTGAAGCTTAGGACGGGTATTCCGAGATGCCTGATAGGTTCGAGATTATCCACGTACCAGTCAAGCGTTGCGCTGTTGAGATTGCCAGCCATGCCTGAGCTTGGAGGCTTCGGAGATACTGTTACAGCCTGGCAGTACTGAATCCACCTCCGGCGCATTACTCCTTGGGTCTCAACCGCTATCTTGAAGCCATCATGCCTGAGCCTCACCACCAGATCCTGCAGCTCGTGGATGCAAGGATCTCCTCCGGACAGCGTGACCCACGGAGAGGGGTTGAGCTGGTGGACTGCCTGCATGATCTGGTTGTCCGTCAGGTACTTGGCATGCGCCTTGATCTGATCCGGATCTACTGCATGCATGCTATCGCACCAGGTACATCGATAGGTACAACCTCCGAACCTGATGAAGTGCGATACCTGGCCGCACAGCATCCCCTCACCTTGGATTGTGGGGCCGAACATCTCCATCACCGGGTGCTTACGATAGCCCCCGATATTGGGCTTGTCATCAGACATTGGTTGTCCCCATATTATCCCGGATAAGCGACGTGAACATCGATCCAGGAGCGGCTTTCATCGTTGGAGGGTAATAGGCGATCCCGTTGGGAGTCTCCTGGACAACCACTTGGGAGAGGGCTGCCTTGCCTCCCGATATCTGTGACACTCCTGCCAGCATCCGGCGAAACCAGAACTCGGCAAGCCGCTCAGCCGTTGGGATGAAATTCACCACCAGGAGCTTGGTCTGAGCGAGAGCCTTATCTTCAGGCTCGAAGTACCAGCCTTCCTCCTCGCAGACCTTGCGAGCCTTACTGGTGTGTCGCAGGAGGAATCGATCCAGCCAAGGATCGTCGATCCATAGACACATGCCGTGGTCGCAGAAGTCGTAGATCTGCCCCACCATGACGTTCTTCAGGAAACCGAAGTCGACGACCATATCCGTCTGCTCTCCGCCCTCCTGTAATGCCTGCGACTGGGCTTCTGCGATGATCACGTAGCGGTGACCATGCACGTTCCAGCATTTCGATCCGTGTGTCGGTACACGGTGAGCCATGTCGATCTCAATCCGCCGACTCATTCCAAACGGCATTCTGGGCCTCACTTGATGTTGGGGCTACTTGAAGATGGATGCGCGCACGGCGCAATCCTTGGCCTCGAGCAGTTTGCGCAGTGCTGTCGTACGCTCCGGATTCCTTGGCAGGCTTTCCACTAGGTGGTGAGCCAGAGTGTGGAACGGCTGAGAGGCGGCCTGGAGAGCGACAGGCAGATGGCTGTACTCGAAGAACTGCAGCAAAGCTTCCTGGTCTGGCCCCATCGGCTATCTCCTCGCCGGGGCTTCGGGAAGGTTGTCGATACGCCTCTCCGGCCCTCCTGGCGGCCTCGTTGAGACATTGCTGGGCTTCAGCTTGAACTTCCCTACCTCCACTATCTGCAGCCCTGCCTCGTCGAAGGACAGGATCTGCTCCTTGCCATCCTTGTCCAACGTCTGGGAGGTGACGCCGCATCGTACACAGCCGTACAAGAACTCAGTACGGCTTGAGACCACGCCTTCGAACCCCGTGATAGGATCCCTCACCAGGTCTCCCAAGTCAACTCGCCCGTCACTCATGATATGTCCCCTTGTATGGTGGTTGTGGTTGTGGAGGACAGTCAGGCGGCGTAGACTGTCGGATCCCTGACGGCTGCCTGGATGAACGCTTCCTTGCGCGCCCTGCAGGTTGGACAAATCCCACAGTGCTTGTCGCCTCCAACATAGCAGCTCCACGTCAGCTCGAAAGGCAGGGCGAGCTCGTCACCGTAACGGACGATGTCGCTCTTGAGAGAGTGGATGAATGGTGTGACGAGCCGCACCTTGTGGTATGTGCCAATGTAGATGGCATTGGCCATCGCACCGACAAACTCCGGAGTGCAGTCCGGATACGCCCAGTTGTGGGCATCTTCTGCATGCGCTCCGAACCAGACGGTTGCCTCGCGGTCTTCGTCCAGCTGTACCTTGCCATCAGGCAGGAGGCTAACTGCCGAGGATCCATGCAGGCGGATCAGCTCCTCGACAACGCCAACTCCCTGGTTCTCGAGGATCTGCTCCTTACCTTCCATCACCCAGGCTTGCGCGATGCCGGCAATACGGCTCAGCAGTTGGCCATTGCGGAAGGGAACGTAGGTTGGAGACATGCCTTGGATCTCGTCGTAGCTGACGTTCGGCACTGCCTCGGCCTTGTTGGTGAGCATCGACTTGGGAGGCCTTGCCATGTCCACAGCCATGTGCTCGATGCCGAGACACTCGCAGAGCTTCTTGGCATAGCCGGTCTCAACCAGATGACGTTGCCCGTAATTCACCGATACCGAGATCACGTCGATCTCAGCCTCGAGCCGATGACAGGCCACTGCCAAAGCAGTGGAGCTGTCGAGTCCCCCGCTATGAAGAACGTAGGCTCTCCTCGTCACATGTGTCATCTATTCTTTCCCTGTTGCCACTACGTTGAAATCTGTTGTACTCTTCCAAGTAGACCCTGTAGATACCTCCTACCCTGTGGGTTTGGATTTGACCGGCATCTCGCATCCGCAAGACTGTCGGATAGGCGGATCCTACCAGGAACGCGAACTGGCTGAGCGATACCCAGCCACGATCGGCGAGCAGCCGAAGAATGGCTGCCCGCTTCTCGTTGGCTTCGGGAGAGTGGTTAGACCCCCGCAAAGCCCGTGCCACCGGCACCGCCGGTCTCACTCGGAGGCAGAACGTCCTTCACATCGTTCCGCTTCTGGCCTTCGTAGGTCCGGATGTCGACCCGGATCTTCGCCCGTGCTCCGAGCAGCCGACCCTCGTTGGCCACTGCTTCGGGGCTGAACGCTCCACCGAGAAGGACCTTCTCGTAGCCGTCCTCGGTCTTGATCCGCGCGAGGGTGCGCTTCACCCGAGGCATGCCTCCCTCGTTGAAGACGGTGTGGTAGAAGAACTTGCGTCCTGCGTACTCACCCTCCTCAACCTCGAACACCCAGGTCCACATTGGGTTGTTCGAGCGCTGGCTCATCGAGAAGTCCAGCTGGGAGACCGTGACCGGGTAGTTACCGCGAGGCACCGCCTCGAAGTTCCCGTTCTCGTTGACCTCCCCCAGATTGACCATGAGAGCGCCGTCACCCTCTTCGGCGGTCACTCCGGCAGTTTCTTCGAACGTGTCGCTTGGCATGCTAGTCTCCTTTGCCGGCGCCAGTACGGCCCGGATTGTGGTTGCTGTTGCGGTCAGTTCATGCAGCTGCGACTGCCTATGGCTTCGTCGGGGTAGCTGCCTTCAACAGCCCTACATCGTGCAGGATTCCTGCCATGGTTGGGTTGTCGAAGAAGGTTCCGCGGTACCGTGAGAACCTGGACTTCGCTGCATAGCGAGCTCCAGGCTGCACGTACAGCCGTCGCGGTGCCGGCTGTCCTTCTTCGCCCTGTCCGATGACAAGATATCCCACCACATCCATGAAACCTTGGATCTGGCTGGAGAGCTTGCCTGTCATCATGGGCGAATAGATGTGGCGCTTCATCTCGTCCTGCACGTAGGCTCGAGACGCAGTGAACAGTACGTGCATTGGGAGATCCCGGAAGTTGCGGATCATCCGCTGCACCATCTGATGCTGCTTCTTGTACTCGGACCACTCTGCTCCTTGGACCTCCTCGTCCATCTTGGTGGTATCGTTGATGCCGAGTAGCTGCGCCATGCAATAGGACTCGACCTCAGTGAGGGAATCCACAATCACCGTCCGGTATCGCCGGATACGTTCGTTCTCTGCCATGTTCGGCATGACGAGCTTCTGCAGCTTTACCAGCCGCTCCTTTGACTCCTCGTCCTCCTTGTCACGAAGTAGGCAGTGGATCTTGAGGAAGTCGTAGATCCTTGCAACCGTCTTGTAGTCCCCCACACGTACAGGATCGATCAGGTGAAAGGGGACCTTGTTGTCCGGATCGTTCAGTGTTAGCTCTCCAGCCTCTGCACTGATCATCAGGACGTCTCGCATCTCAGGGACGGCGGCAGCAGTTCCCCATAGCCATGTTTTGCCAACTCCGAAGTCCCCATATACCAAGCCCTTGAAGTGGGGTAGGTTGGTCTTTTGAGCGTCGGTAGGAATGACGAACGTTGGACCTCGGACTGGGCTGGTTCCGGCAGCTGGAGCAGTGCCTGGTGCAGGCTTTGGATCGCCTGGCTTAGTCGCGACTTGCCCTGCGGGCGGACCGCTCTGAACCTTCTGTCCTCCCGCTGCCTGGACAACCGCTCCTGCCTTTACCGCGGGGGCTGCCGACGGCGCAGCCGTGCTAGGTGCAGGCGTGGTAGGGGTTCCGGCAGCTCCGGATACTGTACTCTGCTCCGCCATGATAAGTCATCCTCTTCCCGGTTGATGGTGCTCTGTTCAATCTCATGCACCCAATCGCTGCCATCATCCATGTTTAGGCAGGCTGTCCTGAAATCACAGTCCCACGAACAATCCCTTGTAGGATTGGGGTATAGGGCCAAGTCAGGATTCAGCATGTCGTAGGCCTCCAAGACGATCTTGGGGCCTTCGGCATCGATCTGGTGCTGATTGCGCTCGACCTCATTCCGGGCGATGAGGGAGTCTGCTCTCTGGCTCTCTTGAGCCGCTAGCTCGTTGAGGAATGCAATGTTGGCATCCGGAGCTTTGGTAACATCCCCGTAGAGCTTCAACAGTGCATTGCGATATAATGTATGGGTGGTAAGCTGGTTCTTGGCAACGCTGAACATCTTGGTGGACTTGAGGAATGCTGGCTCGTGGGCAACAACCTTCCGATGCTGCTGATACAGGAAGCCTGCTACCGGAAGGTTATAGATCTGCTGTGCAGCCCAACAGTAAGCGGTGATCTGGGGATCGGTTTCAAGGTGGGAAGTCTGGATGGCCTTGGCTGTC